TTAATAGTTCTGTGACCACTTTTGTTTGAATTTCTTCTGTGGGATATGCTGCTCTGCAATTCGGATCTCTTGAAATTGTTTCTGCAAAGGCACGAGCCTTACCAACATCTCCTAATTTTTCTAAAGCTTCTCTACTTATTGTAGTGTTTACTTTAATTTTCTTTTCTGGCAAAGGGGCATCTTTTGATGTACTCCCCTCTAATGCCTTTAATGCTAAATCTATAGTAGTCTTTTTCCAGTTACTACCCAGAAAAGTTTGAATCACAGATCTTCCTATGGAAAGAGGTTGCCCCTCCTGCGACAATCCCTTTCCCATTGCCACATTAAATCCTTGTTCTTCATTGAACAAATCTCTACACCAATCATCTAATTTATGGTAATCTATATCTTTTGATTTGATATGATCTTCAATAAAGGATTTTGCAGATTCCACAGTCTGGTTTATTACTCGCATATCTCGCCCATCAAACTCAAAATTCTCATCTGCCATTATCCTTAGCATAGTAATATCTGAAAGATCTTTAACAGGAACATCAATTTCCTCTATTTCTAACTCAGTGATGGCTCTAAGTCTATGGTGTCCGTATGCTAGCTGATATTTGGTGCTGTCATCTGGATCTCGCCTAATTAATATGTTACTCCAGAAGCCCGTTTTATTTATCGATATCTTTAAAACCTCAATTTTGCGTTCATCCATGGGATAGTTGCTCAAATCTCTAAATGGATTTGAGTTTATGTCTTTTACCTTGACTCTCATTATATATTCTCCTTTTGTTTTTAATTATCATTTCTATAATTACCAGAATACTTAAATATAATATATGCTTTTTGTGTTTCTTCCGAAAAATATCCATATCCAAGATTTTTAAAATTATAATCAAGATGATATTCTTTGCAGAATTTTTCAAATAATACTTTCATGTCAATACTGACCTCTGCTGTATTGAGTAATATCTAAAGGATACACTAATCCAGCAGCTATGTTTTCTTTGATGTCTATTTTGATTCCTAACGATTTGCATATACCATCAATGATACTCCCCCTACTCCCTATAAATAATCCCGGTCGGCACATTGTGATTTCATACTTGAGCACTCCGATTGTTCTTATATCAGTTATATTCAGAGTGTTTAAAAGTCTGTATGTAGAGTTTAAAGCCTCATCATATTCCTTAGTCTCTAACTCTAATGAAAGAAAATAATTTCCTATATCCATTAAAACTCTTTTCTCTTTATCAGTCATCTTATCTCCTTTTTTATTATATAATTAATAATAACACAGAATGGATGATTTGTCAAGTGTTTATTTCTAAATTATTTTACTATTTTTATTTTAATTTGTTCTGTGTATTTCGATGCGTAAATTTACCCACCGAATTCTATTCTCTCCTTTAATTAGTATTATAGTATAGAATACATGTTATGTCAAGCGAATTCTTTCTTTCCTTATAATATGTGTGTTGAAAACTGGGTATACGTGGTATACTTAAAGTAAGGAGAAATAAAAATGAATGAAGAAAAAGGTAGAATTTGTTCTAAATGCAATACATGGAAACCGTATGGTGAATTCCATAAAAGAAAAGATTCTAAAACTGGATACAGAGCTGATTGCAAAAGTTGTACTAAAATTAAAAAGGCAGAATATTATAATGATAACAAGGACATTATAAAAGAAAGACATTCAGAGTATTATCAGCAAAATAAAGATAAACTTAATAATAATGCAATTGAATACTATAAATTGCATAGAGAAGATGTAAGAATGCAGCAGGCTGAATACTACAAAAGTAGAAAGGAGATATATAATGGGAAGGAAGAGTAAAGGGAAAGTAGATGAACATGGGAAAGAATGTACTAAATGTGGGATTTACAAATTATATCCTGAATTTAGTAAACGAAAATTAGGTATAAATGGGTACAAAAGTATATGTAAAGTATGCGATAATAAAATCCGCACAGAAAAAAGAAGAGCTAAGGGTATTGAAGCAAAGATAGTACATAAACCGGAAGATAAAAAGCGCAAATGTAACTATTGTGGTGAGTACAAATTATATCCTGAATTTGCTAAAAAGAAAGGTGGTGTGAATGGTTATACCAGCAGATGTAAATTATGCCTAAATAAAATCCAAAATGAAAAAAATAAACAAAATAAAATTGAAACAGAACCAGAATACAAGATAGATGAGGGTGGTAGGGAATGCGTCATATGTCATGAGTATCAGTTGTGGGATGGTTTTTATAAATCTAAAACTGGCATAAATGGACATGAAAGCCGATGTAAAGTTTGCCTAAAAGAACAAAGAAGAGCTAAAGGAATTAAAGTAAAACCAGAATATAGAATAGATGAGCACGGAAGAGAGTGTACTTGTTGTGGTAAGTATAGGCTGAAGGAAGTATTTAGTAAAAAGAAAGACAGTGCGAATGGACATGCAAGTAGGTGTAAAATTTGTGTAGCAGAACAAAAGAAAAAATATAATAAAGAGCACAAAGAAGAGATGTCTAAAAGTAATAAAAAATATCGTGAAGAACATAAAGAAGAGCTAGCAGAATATAATAAAGAATGGTATAAAGATAATAAAGAACATATAGCAGAATATGGTAAAACTCGGTATGAAGAAAATAAAGAATACATATTAGAACGACAGAAAAAGTATGAGAAAAAGAATAGAGAAAAAACAAATGAACGCAATAGAGGAAGATATAAAAATGATCCAGAATTTAAATTATCAAGCAATCTTCGTAGTAGAGTAGGTATGGCGTTAAGTGCCCAAAATGCCAAAAAGTTCCACCACACAATGGATCTTATAGGATGTAGTCCAGCGTTTTTAATGAGTCATCTCAATGATAATCCTAATGGCTTGAAATTCAAAGATGTTAGTATGCATGGGAATCATAATGATCACATCCTTGCTTGTGCAAATTTCAACCTGCATGACACATTAGAACGGTTTATCTGTTTCAACTGGAGAAACCTACAATTATTAAAATCTGGTGATAATGGTACAAAAGGAACAATATTACCAAATAACGCCAAAGAATTGTATAACGAAATAAAAGACAATGTATTGAAAGACCACCCAGAACTAAAACATTTAAGTAAATCATGGGATGTTTGGTGTAATAACATAGGTCAAAAGAAAGATAAGCTAAAATAAAGGGGTACCAATTAAGACATCCCCTTTTCACATTCTAATGTTATTTCAGATTATCTTGCTCTTTTGAATTCTTAAAATTTCCTTTGTGGTTGGAAACAAGTGTATGTTGTGTTTTGTAATGAGATCCTTATTGAAGGCCTCAAAAATTTTGTTGCTTTTATTAAAACTTAAGAAACCACTTTTTCTGCTTCCAGCAGTAGTAGTTGCTTCTATAAACGTAAGAAATTCAAATATAAAAGTATTGAAGTTTGTAATCTTCTCACGATAAATTTTCCGCCATGAATACAACTCATCCAATAACACTTCTCGTTGAATTCTGTACTTTTTATGTGTTCTCAGAATATTCTTCTGGATTTCCAGCTTCTCATTTGCGGTTGCTTCTCCTGTGACTGACAAAATTTTATAAGCTCGGCGTAAAACAGTTGCGGAAATATTCAGATCCTTTATATCATCCATCGTAGTTCTTACTTTTAACACGCCATGTTTATATACATTAAAGTATTCAGAATGTCCACCTTTATACGATGTAAAAAAATTGCTTAATGATTTTGGAAGACCACTCTTTGTTTCAGGTTTATAAGCAGGATCGAATTTAAACATATATTGTTCAATAATAGATTCTATCTCAGATAAGGTGAATTTTGTAGCAGTATCTTTCCATTCAGCTTTATTTCCTGTTAGTAAATCATCTATATAAGAAAGGATCTGAGAAATGGTTTTAGTTTGAATTTCCCCATATGGTTTAATAGCGTGAGTTGAAGTCTGTTTAAAAGAATTCCAGTGGTGTATAATTTGTGTTGCTCTAAAGTATTGATCATGGGTGTATTTTGGTTTATACTCTTTATCATTTACTACCATAATTCCCTTTTTGGTTAAAAGGTATGAATAGGTATTCTGGCTAAACAGGTCCTTATCTTCTACTTTAGATAGAAACCCATCAGTTAATAATTTTTCCAGAGTAGATCTCACATTCCTTCTATTATTAAATAATGCAGGAAATCTTTCATATAGAAATGTGGCAGATGAATGTTCTTTTGTTTTATCTATTTCTTTTAATAGGATAAACTCAAGGATACCTATCTTATTTTTCAGTAGTATTTCTTGATTAATTTTGATTGTTATAAATTCAGATGTATTGTCCTTTTCTGTAGAATATATCATTTCTTTTCTCCTTTGTACAGTATGTACTTCATATATTCAGTTGTATTATATCCTGCTGAATAAAATCTTAGAAAGCTCCGTTGTTGTTTTTCAGGATTTATCCTGAGGAACCATACTGAGAAACGAATGATATCAACTTGTTTGATTCATGAGTTTCGAATGTATGCTTATTATAGTATTCCTTATTAGTACCCTAGAGCCTTTGGGTCTACCATATTTTGTATAGCCATTATTGCCCTTTCACTGGGAAAATATACAGATCTTTAGTCGTATCTGCTATATGAAAAAATACACGCTTCCTCCCGTCTCCCTGTTCTATAAAACGATCAATTAAACCCAAAGCATCCAGATCTTTCAAATCCTTCTTTAGCATTTTCGTTGTGTAATGAGTCCCTTTCAATCTTTTCAATATCACTGAATAACTAATCCACTTGTATAATTTTCCTCCCATTGTAAACTTGTCCGAATTCCTATAGAAATTGCTTATCTGAATAATTATCTTCAATACTAACAATTGTCGCACTTCTATTTTGAATGGGAGTTCTTCTAATTTACTACAAACAAAACCTTCTATGTTTTGTTCAATCTGTTGCTCCTGTTTCTTTTTTGCTTGCATATTTGCCTCCTTCTACCAAGACTAACACAGTATATTAAATGTATCAAGCTTTTTCTTTCATCTAAAACTCCCATGCCCATCGCCTTTCATCAAAGTAATAAAACATATACACTAAATTCTGACAATTATTTCCATTGCTTTTATTTGTATAAGCCCATACTAGTGGAAAATATAAACTATTTGTATTTTCATAAAAAGATGTTCCGAAATTTTCTATTTTCAAAGTTTTATATGTAGAAGACATAACTCCACAGTCATCTTTAAAATCCTGATCACTTTCCACAGTAAGTTTAGTTCCCTTATTACTTGTACCAATACTAAAGGTTACTTGCTTTCCAATCATATCTGAAATAATACCATTCAGTTCTTCCCAGTCTGCATTCTCTATAATTCCTTTTACTAATGTTTCATTCATTTATATCTCCTTATTTAATATATTAACTACTATAACACACCAGAATTATTTTGTCAAGAGAATTCTATAAAAACATTAGTAAGGGTACCCTACAAATAACCACACCCCCCATAGCATTACCTCTGAAAGTATCACAACGTACCCTACTGAATAGGGGTATCATATCTTAAGGGACCCCCTATCCTCCCCCATTCCCCACATATTCCCCACATAACCTACTATTCCCACAATCACTAAATAAAAGACTTGACAGATTCCTGATATCATGCTATACTATATATAATCTCAAATAAAAAACAAAAGGATCTCAACAATGAACGAATATAAGGCAATATACATAGATTTAGAAAAGGACAATCTCATTTCTCTACAAGAACTAGCACAAATACTTTCAGTATCCATAAATGAACTAAGGGATATCTGTCGTGAAAAGAACGTAGGAAAGATCACTGCCGACGGAAATATCTTTATTGACAATAATATCATTGATTTCTTCGATGGGGATTTATATATGTTAAAAATCTATGTTGAACACAAAAATATAGAAGATGAAGTGCTTGAGTATATAAAGGCACATGACAAGACAACCGTAATAAAAATTGCCAATGATACGAATCTGGGGCGTGAAGTGGTGCAACGTATTTTAGTAGTGCTTACTTGGAAATATCCAGAGCTGTGGGAGATGTCTATTGGTAAGACCGATTTTCTATTTTATGGGAGTGAAAAATATGTTGACAGTGGAAGCTAAATTTTCTTAAAGTATTGCTGACGGCGAGGGAGAAAATAAAAATACCGGAGGGAGCCTCAACACATCATAAATGGTGCTCTCAAAGTATTCAAAAATCCCCCATTTTTAAAATGGAACGCAATATATTCCTGAATTCGCAAAAATTGTATAGACGTGTTCCCCTCGTTCCCTGCAATAAAATACAGTTAACATTTGTCTTTTCAACCTTTACTTTATATTAATCTTATAACTAAAATTAGTCAATAGAAATAAAAAAGAATTCCATTATTCAGGAATTCCTTTTATTTTAATAAATTAATTATTTATCCCTTTTACATGCTTATAAAAAATAGACATAATCACATAATATATTCTTTTAATCTTTTTATCATCTTCTCTCCATAATAAACGCGTGAGTTCATTCCTTGTATTCCTAAAAATTTGATTCAATCTTTTAATTTCTTTTTTTTGATTCCTTATTTTAGTGTTAAGTACATTTTTAGAATTAATATATAATTCTATTAATTCAATTTTTTCTAATTTATTTAAATTCTCAATAGTCCTATTATCAATATTCATAATTTCCCCTTTTAATATAATATACCTTAATAATAATCATTTTATAGTAATAGTCAAGATATATATTAATTTATATGTCTTTTTTATTTTTTGTTTATTTGCTTGACAATATTTAAAAAAGGAATTAACTTTCTATTATATTAAATTAAGGGGAAAATTTTATGTTACAATTATTACAATTGGATTATCAGAGCACTATAAATTGTATTAAAAATGAAATTCAATCAGATATAACAAAATTATGTGATCAAACCGGAATGTCATTTTTTGCAGGCATGGGATATTATGGGATCATTACTGGAATCAGGTATCCACATCAAAATGATTGTTTATCTTTAGATTATAATAATCTCAAAAATTTGGATTTTAAGAGTTATTTATTAGATAAAAATATTTTTCATTCTGAAGAAATTTTAATCAGAAATAAAAAATTAAAATATTTATATAAAAATTGGTTACCATTTTTAAAATTAGTGAATGAAATTCAAACTGAAATAAATCAGCCGTTTTTAATATCATTGATAGAAAATGATTATAGAAATCAAAATATTTTAGTTGAGGATTTTTATATTAGAGATTGACATTATTTTAATAATAATGATAATATAAATTAAGGGGATAAAAAAAATATGAAAAAAATTAGATTGCAGGGAAAAACAGAAATTAGAAATAGATTGATAAAAAATTATAAATTCAGCATTACCGATCAACTAAATACTTTAGCTATTTATAATGATGGTGCATTTTATTTTTATCAGAATTCGGAGTGTATAAGATCACAAATTTTGAGCAGCAGTGTAAGAAATATTTTAAATTCATTAGTTGCTATAGATTATGGACAAGGAAATTTAAAATCATTTAATAAAAATATTACTAAAATGTTTAATGAGATTGACACGTTTTTAAATAGTGACTATGATGAAAATATATATTATTCAATTTATCAATTGATTGATAGTATGTAAACTATATTAAATTAAGGGGGATAAAAATGAGAGTGAAAAATATGCTGAGTGATGCAGGAAATAGAATTGCAAATCAATTTATTATTATGGATGATGAAAATAAAATTGTTTATTTTCAAAGTTATAATATTATTATTGTAAAAAGAGATGATAAAACCGGACAAATTACACTCGACACTGAAAAATGGGATTATTCAGCAACTACCGGGAAATATAGAAATTTGTTTTTAAATGAAACAATAGCCGAAACAAGAAAAAAAATAAAAACAGGTTTATATAAATTAGAAAATTTAAATAAGTAGTTGACTTATAGGATACACTATATTAATATCTATAGTGTATCTATATAAATTAATTATTTTATGGAGTGGTAAAAATGGAAAAAAAGAAAACAGATTTTAACAGTAATGTAAATCAAAACATTAAACAGAAATTCGTAGGACAGCATATTTATTGTAATGTGAGTATGATGTTACAGGAATTACAGGAATTGAATCAATTAGATTCTGAGAGGGGGGTAAACATTTTTGATCATGTTACTCCGTACGGAATTTTTGAAGATGCTGAAATTGATGAAACGGAAGTTAACGAAAAAATTGACGAAATTCAGGATAAAATTTCAGAGCTTGAAGAGATCGCAGATTATTACGGAGACAAATCACTGGAATTCTGTTCTGAAGATGCAGGAAACAATTATGATATATTGGAGGAAAAAGGAAACAATTTAATTTTAAAATTGGAAGATAAAATTACAGAATTAGAAGAAATGGAATTTGACCAATATCCTGAAATTTTAGAATATTATACAGTTAGTGATTTTTTAGCTAATAAATTAAAAGAAAATAATCATATAATAATAGATGTTTATTACTGTAAAATATGGGGACGTGGAACCAGTGGGCAGGCTATTTTATTAGATAATGTTATTTCAGAAATTTGTAATGATATGCAAATTCTTGAGGGTCAATCTTATTCATGGGCAAAAAAGGAGGATTGAATTTGATATATATTTTAGTTTTTATTATTGTCTATGCTCCATATTTTATTATTAATCGTATTGTAAAAATACACGATAGTAAAATAAATAGTATAGAGTCACGAATTCAAAATATTAGTAATGCTATGAAAAATAAAGGAGAATAGAAAATGAGTAAAAAAAATTATAATAAACAGAATAGAAAATTAAAACGAGATTTAAAACAGGGAAACTATAATAAAAAAATTAAAAATAGTTGACTTATACGATACACTAATATATTATTGTTAGTGTATCTATATAAATTAATTATTTTATGGAGTGGTAAAAATGGAATATATAGAATTTAGTAAGAGATTAAAAACAGAAATGAAAAATTGCAAGATTAACGGCTATGCAAATATTAAAAAAACAGCTCAGTATTTGCATGTTATCCTAGAAAATGCAAAATATAGTAGTAATTTGTCGGGAAGTTGTACATTTTCTGAAAATGTAAAATTGTATAAAAAACATCATTTTGCTGGCATTGACGATTGTAAAAATATAATAACCGAAATTCTTAAAATTGATTATAATGTATATAAGGATTATGATAAAATAATAAATCTTTTAAATATATCTGACAGTGAAATTTCTGACTTGTGGTATTTATGGATTAAAAACAGTCAAAGATATATAAATGATGTTTTAAGAGGATATTGTACAGAGGATAAAAAAGAAATGGAAATTCTTAAAACAATAGAAAAAAAATCGATTGGCTTTTACGGTCGATCAGGCGGTTATATTGGTTTTAATTCTGAATATAAATTTGACGACATAGAATATATTATTGATTTAATAGAAAATAATGAGATAAACGAGGAATTTGACTACAGTACACTACAATCTGATATTGTTACAAATTTTGAAATTATCGCAGGATATAAATTGATACTGGAAGATATAAAAGTTATTGTTGAAAATTCTTCATTTTTAGATGAATTAAAATACAGATATACTATTGAAATAGAGAATAATAAAGCAATCCAGAAAATCATTATAAATGAATGCAAGCAGCAGGAATTTAGTTTTGAACCGGAAATTAATTTTTAATAGTTGACTTATTGACTACATTAGTAATATTATTAGTGTAATTATATAATTAATTATTTTATGGAGTGGTAAAAATGACAGACAGAATTGAGGATTATGAAAAACAGGAATTTACCGGAGTTGATGTAAGTTTGGAAATTTCGCTTTTTGAGTATGGGTTGATATGGGGTAAAAATAAAGAATGCGCTGAAGATGAGTTCCTTTTTATTCACGGAATTGCTATAGATGATGGTTGCAATTATATTGATTTTGATAGTGGTTATTTAAATAAAGAAGACTTTGCAACCGGATTTTATTTTGACGACGATAATATAAAAGATATAGAAGATTTTACTGGAATGTCAAAAAATGAATTAATTGATAATTTCCCTTATTCAGTATCGGATATTGTAGGTTATCACGGCGCGGTTAACGTGTTCGGTTGCAATGCATACGGCGGTTACAAAATTTATAATGATGATCTTATAATGGACAAATTAGCAAATTCTTTACCTTCTGGCAGTGGCATAAACTCTGACTGGTATATATGGACAGAAAACAATATAATTAGTGCTGAAAATGATTTTTATCAGCCTGAATTTGATTATGTAAAGTTTATTGTTAAAATAGATATAGATAATATTAATGATTTTATAATAGAATTTGATAGTGAAGCGGAAATTCTTGCAGTAGATAATTGCAGTGGTTATTTAAACGATACAATTGCAGCAAGTTTAAAAGAAATCGAATTTTAAAAGGAGAAAATTAAACATGGACAACATTTATTTAATATTCAACTTGGATTATGATTATGAAATGTCAGAAATTGAAGAACAAGAGATTTTAACAGAATTCGGATATTAATTATTTTATGGAGAGGATAAAATGTTTTATCCTTTCTGTTGAATTAAATTAATATTTATTGTAAAAATTAAAAACCGTGTTATACTAATAGGTATAAGTTTAAAAAGAGGTATCAAATGTCAGATACAAAAAAAGAAATCGCTTGCCAACATGGAGCATTAAAACGACTGAGTAATAATAATTCGGATATAGCACTAAAATTTGTTTTATGGCACGATTCGATAATTGCTAAAATATTCAGGAATTTAATAAATGAATTTGAGAATAAATATAATTGCTGTCCTACAGTTGATCAATTGATCTGGTTAACATCGGAAATATTGAAAACTGATATTAGTAAAATAAAATTTGATTAAGGGGATAAAATGAGAAAAGGAATGGTGGAATTAACAGATAGATATCATAAATATATTGACAGTTGGTATGATGAAGACAAGCATAAATTTCGTCAGATTTTAATTACAGACTATGAATTATCCTCAGATGCTATTGTCATATTTATGAGGATTTATGAACATAGTAGACCGTTAATTCTCTTCGGTTCTGTATTTAATAATTCCAATAATACAAATTTCATCATAAAAGAAAATAGATTAAAATATGCTAAAGAATTAATGAAATATAAATTTATAGAGAAAATTATTAAAATAAAAGATTATTATGCAGTTGACTCATACAATGAATATGCTAAAGTTACAATATATCTATAAAATAAGAAAGGATATGATAATAAAATTAACAGAATTATATAATAATGACCTACTAAATGATGTTGTAACTAACTTTGATTCTGTATATTCAGATTATTTTGAATAAATAAAATAAATTAAAAATATTTCTAGTTGCATTACCAGTTTTTAGAAACTCAAAAGGATTTAATCATAAAACAATACTCGTATCTGCTAAAAGTAGGCTAGATGCAATAAATTTAGTTTATCATCTCAGATCTAACGATAACATCGGAGAAATAAAAGAAGTATTTTATTAAAACAAAAAGGCGGGTAATATGAAATCTGAATATAATAAAATTAACAGAACATTGCAGAATTTAAAAACTGCAAATAGAATTTGCATTATGAATAATAAAGATAATTTTACAATTGATTTACTAGAAACAAAAATTAAACAGTATGAAAAATTATTAAAAGCAGTGAAATAATAAAAATATATCTTGACTCTTTTTAAAATAATGATTATCTTGTCTATAGGAGTTAAAAACATGGAAACAAAAAAACGGATTTTATTTACTATCTTAAGACAAGATAATTTAACTAATGTACAATATGAGCGTGCTATTAATATGTTAATGACAATTGACAGTAAATTGGCGCAACAGGAAATTGATAGACAGTATATAATTCATGCTGCTAGCCTTGGAATTACTCCAGATCTTAAAAAGGTTGGATGAAATGAAACTACCACTATATAAATACAATCTAATACAGAGCTAATAAACAGCAAATGATAAATAAGATAATCCTCCACTAATAATATACTATATGAACATAGTTTCATATGTGCATTGTTTCATAGGTCTAGATGTACGTTTCAAGTGTACACAATAAAGATAATAAAATAGTGTGTATAATAATACGTAGATAAGCTATAGTATATTATATTAATGTTAGTATAGTTATATAGGAAGTAAAGTTATTGTATAGGCTATAATAAAAGAGAATTAGAAAAGAATGTAATAGAGAGAACAAAGTTGTTAGTAGTGTAAATGCATAGCAGATAAGAAGATAGATAATAATATGGGAAAATAGGCAGATGTTACGGAGATAAGGAAGGCTGGAATTTGTATTCAAATGCAATTGATTGACTAATTGTTTTATATTTATTATCTTACATATGACTAATAAGTGCAAAATTGCAATAAATGCATTGATAAGAATTCATAAACACTTCAAATTATATTAGCCGGATAACCTGCTATAAGAGTATATCCCACTAGTACAGGGGGTGGAGTTGCTTAGGTCGGAAGAGCCTATATGACCTTCTTGTATTCAAGTACGCTCTATTTTGAAAGTCGTGCTATAATTAACTAATAGGGACTTGATATCACACACTATAAACAGACCCCCTCTTTGTTATATAGCAAAATTAAGTCTACTCAAATTTTTTTAGAAAATAAATATCTAATAATCCACTATAAGGAGTTTCATGTGATTAAACGAAAAACAAAAGAGCAATTTAAAAATGAATTTATTAAAAATGCCAGAATTAAATACGGAGATCAATATACTTTTGATAAAGTAAATTATATTAATTCCCGTACTCCAGTCATTATTACTTGCAAAGATCATGGGGATTTTAAAAGAAAACCCAGTTTGTTTCTTAACGGAAGAACTTGCTCAAAATGTAATGCAGACAATACTCTTAATGGAACAGATAAAGAATCCAGAGTAAGATCCTACATAAATAAAGGTAAAAACAAATATGAGGATCAGTATGATTACTCTAAAATAGAAGAAGATTTTATTGATCGAAATAGCGAGGTGAAAATCATCTGCAAAGACCATGGAGAGTTCACTGTTAAAATGTTGTATCATTTAAGTAACGAAGGAACTTCTGGATGCAAGGATTGTGGGCATTGGGATTTATCAGCAAAGATCAATAGCAGGTATACTGAAGAACGATTCTCAAATGAGATTAAAGAAATGGGTTTGTATGATGTAGTTCTTTCCTCCTTTACTGGTTTAAAGAGTACATGCAAGCTCCTCTGCCCTATTCATGGGGAGTTTGAGCGTATTGCTAGAACTATGTTGCAAGGAGGTAAATGTCCCGATTGTGATAAAGAAGCAAAAAGAAAAAGAATGAGCAGAACTAAAGAGCAATTTATTGTAGAATCTAAAGGATTATATGACGATCTTTTTTCTTATGATAAGCTGGAATATAAAAATGATAAAACTGAAGTGGAATTATATTGTAATAAACATTCTAAATATTTTTTTGTTACACCTCATTTCCATTTGAATGAATATAGTTACAGTGGATGCAGAGAATGTGATTCTGAACTTAGTAAAGAAAAATAATTTGTTACGTTCTCCCTATAGGGCTTTTTTAAGTTTTTATTAGTAGTTTTTTGCTCTTATTCGTTTTAATGGGTCTAGAGACATAATTTCGTTTTTCTCCCTATAAAGTAATATATTATCTTGACAATAGTATCCATCTGTGTTATAGTTTAATTATGGAGGAAACATGTTTGAAATTAGTTTGATTGCTTTAATGATTATTGGGTTGATGTTAGTAGAATTTTATTAGAATAGGAGGACATATGAAAACGAAAGATGAAGAGATTGAAGAGTTGAAAAACAAATTAAAGTTCTCGAAAAAGGAGAATCAAAATGAATCAGATTGAAGAAAAATGCTGCATGTATATAGATATAATCAATGCAATGGGAAAAGATTCTTTGTTGGAGCCAGATAGAGCTAAACTACATAGTGAAATATGTGATCTTGTAGGTATACCACACAATACAACTAAACATATAACAGGTGATCTCATGGGTGTTTCGGGTAGGCAATTGTATTCTTCGTTATTGCACTTAAAAGAAGAGCTTAAAAAGAAAAGCAAAGATGACATAATAAAATCAGAGCTTCATACATATAGAGAGATATGGGGATCATCAACTAGGTATACAAAAGAGGCATCAGTAAAAATATACAATAAGTTGATTTCTATAAAAACTAGCTGTGATGAAGCCCATCAATTCTATATTGAAATGTCTCTTGTGGAATTAGAGATGAGGCATAAATTGGTTTTTGGGAATGAGATAGTTCGTGATGTTATTTTACTCGATAATAAAACAATTGGAGCCTTCAATAAACTCAAGGGAGAATTAAATGAATAAATGTGAAAACCCAAAATGTGATAATGGTATGATATTGGGTGCATACCCATATCCTTGCCCAGACTGCAACGGAGCAGGCATACAGCCGGAACCAACTATTAAGAAATCCTTAACAGTTGAAAAATCAATTGATGAGGAGATAAGAGCGGCGTTTGAAAAGGATTTAGTTTTATCTGTAGAAACGGAAAGCTTATATTCGATGAATAATAATTATGAACAAAATTGGGATAGTTTTGATTTGTTAGAAAAAAATACAGTTCCGATGAAAGACCTCGTTCATTCTATCGTGTATGATTTTAATGAAGCAGCCCAAAAATATCAGAAAGAAATCGTAACACTCAACCATAAAATAGTTCTTCACAAATCAAGAGAGACACATTTACTTGAGAAGATTGAAAAAATGAAATGCTGCGGGAATTGTGATCAAGAAAATTTACAATCAGACTGTTTAATTTCAGAGACAGATATAAGGCAACATAAGTATATTTGCGACAACTGGAAGCCAAAGGACAACACACAAACATGATTCATTCACTTGCTATGGTGTCTACAATCAATCCACACACAAAAGTAATAGAATGGTTGATCAGAATAGAAAACGTGCAGTGGTGAAACGATACAGAGCAAATAAGGGATATAGGAGAATAGAGAAATGAGTAGCATGGAAGAAATATCTAAAAGAAAGTTAAAAATGACAGAAAAGCCTATTGAATGGAATAAAGATTATCTTGAATGGTGTGAAATAATGAACCAGAAAATAAATGTTAGAGATCAGATTATATTTATGGCAGGGTATACGTTTGCATTGATAGATATACGTGATGAACCAGAGGAATCAATATGACAGAACAAAATGCAGTAGCGATAATGAATAATCTCCTGTTCACCATGGAAAATACTTTGAAGTACAGAGAAGATAAGGGGGAGTCGGTGGATGTAAGTGAGTGGATGATACCGGAGGCTATGAGGATTGTACTTGATATAGCTATGGGTAAGGGTGATAACAGCGTGTTAAATGCTGTACTGAGGCAGGGCAAGGGGGCAGAAATAAAAAAGTACTGTAAGAGATCCTAGTAGAATGGAAGGTAACTTTCAAGATCGGATTCTCAGAGCTGACGCATTTTTTCAAAGTATTGACTATTTGTTGACCATGACTTAAGATTAGTCAATAGGGAGAATAATTTAATGAAAGTGGTGCCATGTTACAAGGCTACAGAACAGGTATACAGCAGGATTTGTTCATGAGAAAGTTTATAAATGGTTAGAAGAATTAAATGAATGTAGTTAATGTTTAATAAAATAGACAAATGTAGGGTATAATGACTAATATATCCTACATTATAGCCATACTTAAGGGACTATGATTAATATATTACTCATTAAGTTATAAGATTAAAAGGAGAAACATATGTTTAATAAATACAAAGCAAGAATAAAAGAATTAGAAGCAAGAATACAGGGAATGAGTGAAATAATTACTGATTTTGAACGAAATGTTTTTAAAGTGACTATGGATGAGTATTGTTCTATCATTACAAACAATTCTGATGGTAGTAATAAAGGAGGATCATCAATTGAAATTATGATTGGTGAAGTAACAAACATAATTGAAGAGGATGCATTTGCAGGAAAGAAAATTGAATTCAGATTAAAGCACCCAAGGACTTACAGGTAAATATTAGTGATTCAAATGGAGAAAAGCAAATGGAAAATTCTGTGATAATTAATACAAAGTATAATGAGAATATAATTGAAATAACATCCAAAGGAACAGGGATTTTTGAAGATCACTTTGATAAAATGTTGAGGGAAATAATAGATTTAAAAAGGAAGTCTATAAGAAAAGCTTTAATTGATTTGGGATGGGCACCTCCTGAAGAAAATGCCAAGGAATAAATATGATATCCTGTGAAGATAACATACTGGTTATGCACAAAATAGAAGATTCTTCCTTAGATTTCATCTACTCTGATATTCTTTATGGTACAGGAAGAGATTTCAGAGAATATACAGATATTAAAGCAGAAATTAATACAGTATCAGAATTTTATCGTCCTAGATTTGAAGAAATGCATAGAGTATTAAAGGATACTGGAAGCATTGTTCTGCAAATGGATAAACGAATTAATCATTGGATAAGGATATTATTAGATGAAATATTTGGGTATAATAATTTTAGGAATGAAATAACATGGTGTTATAGTGGTGGTGGAGTAAGTAAGAAAAAATACAGTTGCAAAAGTGATGTTCTAATTTGGTATAGTAAATCTTCTTCATATTATTTTTGTCCTCAGTTTATTCCTTATACTGGCAAACAGAAAGCACATCCTTATTCCAAAAATAGAGAGGAAAAAGTGCTAGGGGAAAACATCTGGAAGATTGGTGGAATGATATTAATAGTTTTGGAGGATCAACCAATCACCCAGAAAGAAGGGAATGGGGATATCCAACACAAAAACCAGAAGCTTTAATGCAGAGAGTAGTAGATACTTGGACTAAAGAAAACGATCTGGTAGGAGATTTCTTTATGGGAAGCGGAAGTTTTCTTTCTGTAGCCCATAAAAATAATAGAAAGATCGTAGGATGTGATATTTCTAAAACAGCTTATGAAATGACTGTAAAAAGACTAGGAGAATAAAATGAGTGATTTGGTAATAATAATAATAATAATTTATATTAGTGGTATTTTAATTTGGGCAACTTTATCAGCTCTCTTCGAAGATGGGGAAACGGATATTACAAGTGCAGCATTATCTCCTCTATGGCCTTTTATTTTGCCCATTGCCATACTAGCAATGATCATTTTTATACCAGTCATAATTGTGGAGAAATATAGAGGGAGAATAAAATGAAAACACATGAATATAAAGTAACCGTACTTCATTGGGATTCTGATGACACCAAACACTATCAGGATGTCACTTGTATAAATAAGTGTAAGATAGTTAATTGGGATGTATGGGCAAAAAAGTATGTTGAAGATAATAATTTGGCAGGTGTAGTTATTATAAATATCCAATATTTAGGAATGAGAGCGAGGATAATCAAGGAAAAAGACTGGAAATAATCCATAAATATCCCCATAATCCCATCTGTGTGACTATATACGAAATGTATGGTATAATAATATTATACGTTAAAGGAGAAACACATGGAAACAGAATTAACTGCCAACGAGAAGAAATCTGCTGGTGTTCAGGCGAGATGGGATAGAGATAAACAAATAGAAGGTAGATTGGATAAAAATGATGATCGGGATAGGATGTCAAAAAAATTCAATTATACATGTTTTGACAAACTCCACTTATTTGAAAAACAGAAACAATTTATTGTTGTTTTTATGGATGCCCCTCATTTTGGGAGAAAAGAGAATATACAAAAGGCATACCGAGAAGTGTATAATCCTTCTACCGATAATAGTTGCCGATCAAATTCTTCTGCAATGTTGGCAAAATCTAAAATCAAAGAGGGGATACTGGCTTACCAGAAGTATAGTCTGTTGAATCACAAGATCGAGGTAACATCGGAATCTATTGAGAACCTAAGAAGGATGGCAAATTATTCTGTAACTACTTTTTATCGTAGTAATGGCGATCCTAAAGGACTGGATGAGATCGATGCGGAGTGGTTAATTTGCATTGACTCTATTGAAGTTGATTATAAAGTAGGAAAGGATTTTGAGAAACGAATTCCTAAATATAAATTGTGTGACAGAAAAAAGGCAATGGATTCATTGCAAAAACTATTGGGTGTGAGTCAGGAGATGGAGAAGATCGAAGTATCGGTTCCAACTGGTGGGAAGAATATTATTGATAGTGTTGGAGAGAATAATAGTCAGCCAAGGATAGTATTGAATATGTCTGTTGGGAACCCTTTTAAGGAGGAATAATGTGGGAAAAAAATTAACGACAGATATATGCATTCAACGAGCAAAAGCAATACATGGGGATGCATACAGATATGATAAGGTGGAATATTTAGGCAAAGATAAAAATATTTTGATATATTGCAATACCCATAAGGAATATTTTTTACAAACACCTCATAATCATTGGGCAGGAAAGGGCTGTTCTAAATGTGGGCGAGAAAAACTTTCTAAAAAACTATCCTCTAATACAGCAGAATTTATTGAAAAAGCTAAAATAATTCATGGGGAGATATACTCATATTCAAAAACAGAATATAAAAATAATAATATAAAATTAGAAATATATTGTAATATTCACAAGGAACATTTTTCACAAACACCAGCATCACATCTTAATGGAAATGGATGTCCAAAATGTGGTTTTGAAAAAATAAGATCAGATAAGCTACTTAGTCAAGAAGAATTCATGATTAAAGCTAAAACTTTAAATGGAAGTTCTTTAGATTACACAAATACCATATATAAAAATATGATAACTCCAATCGAAGTACATTGCCCTACACATGGTATTTTTTCACAGTTGCCTTTAAATCACCTTAGACGTAAAGGCTGTCCTTTATGTAATATAGAAGCTAAACATTTTGATAGTAGAAATAATACTGAAAGTTTTATAGGAGTATCTTCGGAAATACATAATAACAAGTATGATTACTCTTTAACAAATTATGAGTTTTCAAATAAAAAAGTTAAAATCATCTGCCCTATACATGGGATGTTTGAACAGACCCCCACAGACCATTTGGCTGGAAAAGGTTGTAAAAAATGCGGATTTGAAAAAGTATGGGATAGCAGAGGAAGAACTACTACAGAAGAGTTTATTGCAAAGGCAAAAAAAGTCCATAAGAATACTTATGACTATTCCGTATCAAAGTATGTAAAAAGTAATCACAAGATTAAAATTATATGTAGAAAGCATGGTTTATTTGAGCAGACACCAAATAAACATCTTTGTGGTAGTGGTTGTCCAGAGTGCGCTAGAGAAAATAGATCTGGAAAAAATAGCCCACGATATAAAGATGGTAAATCTGATATTCGACGTAAAGAGAGAAAAACACCAGAAAATGAAAAATGGGCAAAAGATGTGAAAAAACAAAAAACATCTTGTGATTGTTGTGAGGATGTCTTTGACAAAATTACTATATCTCACGCACATCATTTAAATTCGTGGGCAGATTATCCAAAAGAAAGATATGATTTGAATAATGGCGTAGCAATATGTGGTGTTTGTCATTGGGAATTTCACGGAAAGTATGGACATGGAGAAAATACAATGGGACAGTATTATCAATTCAAACAGATAAAACAAATGGAGAATATCTATGGCTAAAAAAGATATGGCAAAAATAAATAATAATAAACCAGTAAAATTTGAGTTTAATTTATCAAAGAAACAATATTTTGCTTATTCTGTAGATGCAAATGAGATATTTTTCGGTGGTTGATTTCGGGCTACCTTTCACAGTAATGTGTCAAAATAAAAACCCTTTAACTGCTGGAACATCCTTATAGGACAATCAGCATCCAAGCCTCTTTTAGAGGAAGGTTCAGAGATAGTCATTGTGACGTACACTACAAACTACTGGTAGTGGAAACGGGGAAACGGGGGTCTCCCATTTTGGGATGAAGATATGATCCAAACTTCTATGGTAACATAGAGCAGTTCGTAATAGAACGGGTAAGAATTGGTGCTTCTTATTGAATATAATTATCGAAAGGTAGTGGAAAAAGTCATCTTATTAGATATGCTTCTATCCTATACAGTTTAGCTGTACCGGGATTACAGACATATCTCTTCAGAAGAACATCAAAGCAGGTACGGAGCAACCATTTATTTGGGTCCACTGGCTACATGAATGTATTGAAACCATTCATAGATGCTGGAAAAGTGGATATAAATCAATCAGATAATAGAATTGATTTTTTCCATAAAGATGCTGAAGGAAATAGTTTACCAACAAGTTCAATATTTCTATGCCATTGTCAACATGAATCTGATGTTGAGGTTTATCGTGGTTGTGAGATCCATTTCTTAATAATGGATGAATTGACACATTTTACATCTTATCAGTATAAAACATTGAGAAGTTGTGTGAGATTAGGTTTACAAATAGATTATAAAAAAGCACAAGAGATTTTGACTTTTTATGATAGTGAGGGATCAGTAACTGGAAAAGCCAATGCAGGTTTTTTTCCAAAAATTCTATGTGCTTCAAACCCCGGAAATGTTGGGCATCAGTGGGTAAAATCAACTTGGATTGATCCCATCCCTCCTAATGTGGTAGTTCAGATGGAAGACTCGGAAGGAGGCGGCCGCAGGATTTTCATACCAGCCCTTTTAGAAGACAACGTTCATCTCTTACATATTGACCCCTCTTACAAAGCTAAACTAATAGGAGTAGGAGGAGACGCTGCAAAAGCAATGTTGGACGGAAATTGGGAAATAGCTTCCGGGAGTGCAATTGCGGATGTCTGGGATAAAAGGTACAATGTAATAGCTCCATTTGATATACCCCATGACTGGACAATAGACAGAGGATTTGACTGGGGATCAGCTAAGCCATTTGCCGTAGTATATTTTGCTGAAGCAACAGGCACATCAGCAACACTCCATAATGGAAAAACATTCACTCCTGTAGAAGGAACTGTTTTTGCTATTGGAGAAATATATGGGAATGATCCAAAAGATTCTGACCCAGATACAGGTTGTAAAGCATCGGCTAGAGAAATTGGGGCAAAAATAAAACAATATGAGGGATCTGTGGAATGGGGGCATAGAGTTGTATCAGGACCGGGAGATGGTCAGATCTTTGAAGATAACAGATCTGGTACAGATGAATGTATAAATGATAATCTTCTAAAAGGTTATAATTCTTATGAAATAGAAGGGGGACATGCATCTTATATTAATCAGTATACGGAAGAATTATTTACAAGAGCAGATAAATCGCCCGGATCTCGTAAGAAAGGATTAGAACTTTTACGTTCTTATTTACTGGATGCCCATGAGAAAGTAGATTCAAAAACAGGAGATAGTATGCCCCCAGAAGAAGCAGGTATGATTTTTTTCACGAATTGTAAGAATGCTATTAGAACACTTCCCACTATCCCACGAAGTGAACGTGACCCAGAAGATGTAAACTCAGAAAGTCCAGATCACATTTATGATGTTCTTCGTTACCGTTTAGCAGCGAGCAGACCAAAATTCCAAAGACTAACCCTATTAGGGCTATAAAAAGAGGTAAAATATATGGCATTTGAAAATTTATTAAGTTCTCCATTAACACAAATTAAGGAGAAAGGACAGATACTCAATTTTTCTGTTAACAATCCACATCCAGAATATTTGGAATGGACACCAATATGGAAAAAGTGTAGAGATGCAAGAGCAGGTCAACGGGCAATAAAAGCTGCTGGAACTACATATCTTCAGAAAATGAATGGGCAGGAACCACATGAGTATGAAAATTATAAAGAAAGAGCACAGTGGTATGGGGCGACAGGAAGAACTGTAGAAAGTTATTTGGGTATGATATACAGGAAAGAGCCTCATATTGTAATCAAGGAAAGCAAAGGTTCTACAGAAGTTGTAGATAAAACTCTTCTTGATAAAGATGTTTACTATGATGTTTCATCTTCTAAAGGAAAATCTTTTAATTCTTTCTCTCGTGATATTATAGAAGATGTTATTGTAGTCAATAGAGTGGGAGTGTTAATTGATTATCCTTCGGTAGACATCAATATACTGGAAAGCATGAATCTACTAGATGCAGAAACCACAAATTATAAACCACTACTTTCAATGTATAAAGCAGAAAGCATCATAAATTGGCATTATGAATATATTAATAATATCCCTGTTCCTGTGATGTTTGTTTTAAAAGAAGAAATTTATGATACATCATCTATGGATTCCATATCTCCTACTAAAGTAGATTCCTATAGAATATTATTTTTAGAACCTTATTATACTGAAAATGGGCAATTGAAAGGACGCTATAAGGAGATGACTTTCAGGGAAACTACTATTGAAGAACATGGTAAAAAGATACTGGTTTCTTCAGCAGATAGTATAGGATACCCTTTAAGAAATGGGGAATATATTGATCATATTCCATTTAGTATTATGACAGATAAAGGGATAGATTTTGATGCTATAAATGATAGTATGATTTATGATTTGGCTGAAACTAATATTGGGCATTATCGTAATAGTGCTGATATGGAAAATGAATATCACATAGTTGGTTGTAAGACGGCAATATTCCCCGGATGGGATAAAAAGGTTCATGGGAATCCCAGATTGGGAGGGGCCTTGGCCTGTTCAAAAGGGTGTGAACCATATATGCTAGAAGCGAGTTCTGATAGTGGTATCTCTACAGAGATGCAGAATAAAGAACTGCGGATGAGTGTTTTGGGGGCTGAAAGGATTAGTCAGAAAGGAAGGTATACCCCCAGTACAGCTACGGCACAGCTCAATACAGCAAGTGAGGCCTCAACACTTACCACAGCCAGTATTTTTGCAAGTGAGGCATTTTCAAAGATATTAACAGAACAATTACAATGGGATAAAGATGAAGAATATGTGGTTGAAGTAACATTAAATCAGGATTACTATAATCTTGAGATGACTGGAAGTCAGGTTTTAGAATGGATGGATGCTTATCAACGTGGGGGGATTAGTTCGCAGGTTTTCTACTCAAATTTGGAAAAGGGCGAGATTTTTCCAGTTGAGTGGGATTACCAAAAGGAACAGGATGCTATTGAAGCAGATGAGGAAAGGAGAAACAACCTATCTGATGAAAAGTTTATTGCTTTATCGGAAAGAATATTAGAGCTTGAAGAGAAAGGTGTAAATGCCACAATTTCTACCACATCGACGGGTAATACACTAACTTCAGTTTCTACCGCGAGTGGCGGTGCAGGACAATCTACTAGTGCAGATATAAGCTCTGGAGGACTTGCTTCGGGACAGACACGAAACAATGAAACTCAAAACAAGGGAGGATCTGCGACTGAGGATAAAGTAGTAGCGGATGAAAAAAATGTTGCGGGAGATAAATAAAAAAGTACTTGACAAATAATGGATATAGTTTTTCATACTTATAGTATGAAAAATTAATAACTGTCTTTTTCTCGATCGAGACTGACAGTGAAAATTGTCAGGAGAGGGAGACAGATTATTATGAGTAAAAAATTATCACAAGAAGAATGGGTTGAAAAAGCATACAAAATGCACGGAGATAAGTATGGCTATTCTAAATCTATATATAAAGGAAATAAAATTCCAGTAGATATTTATTGTAAGATCCATAAAAAATATTTTACACAAACTCCTAAAAACCATATGAGAGGACAAGGCTGTCCTGATTGTGGGAGGGAAAGTTCCATACAAGCTGTAAGGTACACACAAGAGAAATTTTTTAAAAAATGTATAAAAATTCATGGAGATAAGTATGACTACTCTACATCTATTTATTTAGGGTCTGAACAAGAAGTAGAGATTTTCTGTAAAAAGCATAATTTGTATTTTACACAAAAAGCTTCTGCGCATTTAAGAGGACATGGATGCCCCACATGCTCCAAGAATAAGAAATCGAATAATAATGAGTTTATTACAAAATCCATGCAAATCCATGCAAATATATACAATTATTGTTTAGTAAATTATATTAATAATAAAACAAAAGTTAAGATTATTTGTAATAAACATGGAATTTTTGCAATTAGCCCGGATCACCATTTGCGTGGGAATGGTGGCAAAGGAAGAGGATGTCCCACATGTTCCAAAGAGAATATAAGTAATAGAATTACTGGCAAAACAAATCCAAATTATAAACATGGAAGAACTAAATATTGCAGCAATGAAAGAAATACCCCTGAGAATTACCAATGGATGAAAGCAATTAAAAAAGATAAGATTTGCTGTGATTGTTGTGATGTAGTTTTTCTAAAGAAATGAAAAGTGTAGCACATCATTTAAATTCTTGGATGGATAATATGGATCAAAGGTATAACTTGAATAATGGGGTTTGTATTTGTGAAAAATGTCATGCTAAATTCCATAATGGCTATGGTTGGGGACATAATTCAAAACAACAATATGAAAATTTTAAAGAGAGGGAATATCATGACAACAAGCAATGAGCAGTTATCTGATTTATCAATCACTAATCAAATCTTAATAGAAAGATTTAAGAACTCGGTCAGTTCTTCTATGCTTATATTTTTCAGAAATATGGAAAAAAAGGTCCAGAAAGAAATAAAAGCCCACTATGACGAAGATCGTTTAATAATTACAGAAAAAAATGTACTTAAAAGAAAACTCAATGAAATACAGGAAATTGAACTCAACAAAATCCATACACAAATAATGAGAGATGTCCATAAGTTTTTAGGGTCACAAGCACATATCTACGAAAATCAGTTAAAAGAAGTGCTATCAGAAGTCTCTGATTTTATCAAAGTGAAAAGAATTGATGATAAAACATTAAAAAAGATTTATGACAAAGAACCAATTACTTTTGATAAGGGGAAATATTACACATTAAACACTCTATGGTCGACCTTCTTCCTGAGTGTAAGAACTACTCTAAATCAAAATACGGAGAGTGCCTATAAATTAAAGAAGACCACTAGAGAATACACATCTGATCTGAATAAAGGGTATAAGATTAACGAAAATTCATTAGCAACTATCATTGCTGTATACATACAGCAAGCCTCACAGGTGGCTTCCAAGTCTGTTAATAAAGTGAATGAAAATTTCGTTCGGGGATATATGTGGCTATCGACACTTGATTCTAGGACCTCCCCTATATGCATAGACTATTCCGGAAAAGTGTACTATCATGAATTTCCTGAGAGATCTACACTACCATATGAAGCGTATCCGCCGATTCATTTTTTCTGCCGTTCGACTACATCGCCAATCGTAAAAAGCTATAGAGAATTAGGTATTCCAGCAAGCGAGCTAACTGAAGCACAAAAAGCCTTGATTCCAAATAGTACTCCTGTTGATACGACATACAGCCAGTGGTTTGAGCGTCAACCAAATTCTATTAAAAAAGAAGTTCTTGGTTCTGTAAGATGGAATGTTTATCAGAATAATAATTTAGATGTGATGTCATTTTATAGCAGAGATGGTAGGAAATTGACTCTTAAACAATTGCAGGACAAAAATGTTACAATAAGCAAAGAGTATATGCGATACATTAATTAAGGAGAAAAGATGACAAATACAGAATGGCTGTTAGAAAAATGCCCATCACCAATGGATAGTGCTGATCTGATAAATTTATATGATGAGCTATGTGAGTATCAGGGATCTCATATGTCTTCTGAATCATTTAAACGGCTTTGTAGGAAAACAGCACAAGAATATAGAGACAATGCAGAAATATCAACAGAAACAGATAATTTAAAAGATACAGAAGTATTATTAGATAAATTGAATGAGACAGATAATAAATTAGAGTTATCTTTGAAGAGCTATAAGATTCAGGATGTAGAGGCCGCCGCTAAAATAGCTGGGATAGATTTGAGCAAGTGGAGGTGTATTAGGAAGAAAGTTAAAGCAACACAGAACGCGTCTAATCCTTATTTTATCGTTGAAGGTTCTTTTGCCCCTAAAGAAGAAGATGAGATCACGCCTGAAAAATACGCCGAAAGATTCAAAGATTTGGTGGAAGATTATGAACCTCCGGTTCCACCACTCCTAAAGACAAAAATAGACCCTAAAAACAGAATGGCTGAGATTTGCATCATGGACTTTCACTACGGACAGTTAAGTTGGGATGAAGAAACTAGAGATGATAACTATAATATTGAGATAGCTTCTAAATTGTTGGATGGCACAATTGATCATTTTATTCAAGAAACAGAAGGAAAGATTGACAGATATGTACTTCCAATCGGAAATGACTTTTTTAATTGCAATACGAAAGCCAATACAACATTTGGAGGAACACCACAAGATGAAGATGGGCATTTCAAACATACTCATCTTACAGCAGAAGCACTCTGGGTAAAGCAAATAGATAAATTAAATACTGTTGCAGATGTAGAGGTTGTCTTAATTTCTGGCAATCACGATGAGGAAAGACTCTGGTATCTTGGGCAGTTTTTATTTGCTTGGTATAGAAATAATTCATCTGTGATTATAGATAATTCTCCTCCACAGAGAAAATATATTAGATATGGTAGAAATCTTTTAGGCTTTACACACGGAAATAAAGAAATCCGAAACTCTCTGCCTTTATTGATGGCACAGGAAATGCCTATAGATTTCTCTGAAACTAAATTTCGAGAATGGAATATTGGACACCTACATAGCTATTCTGAAAAGAATACAAGACTTGTTAAAGAAACTCATGGGATTAGGGAAATTGTATTACCTTCGTTAGTACCTTTGGACTCATGGCACTCTGGTAAAGGATATATGCATTTGAATGAGGCTATGTGTTTTATATGGGATAAAGAGAAAGGAAAGGTGATGACACATTATTTCCATCCATAAAATAAAAAAGTACTTGACAAATTCTCCTATATGGATTATTGTTGTTATCAGGAGGAAATATGAAAACTTTTGAGAAGAATATGAAAGAAATATTAGGAGATGATATTTATTTTAGTAAAAATAAAACAGAAAGGAAAATAGCATTAAATAAAGTGGGATATAAACTATGCCATACCTGTGAAACAATTAAAAAGTTAGACGAATTTGGAAAAGGCAAATATACGTGGGATGGAAAAAATCATGCTTGCCTTTCTTGTATGATAAAGAAGCGCACAACGTATAAGAAGACACTTACGCCTGAGCAGTTAGAGAATCAGAAAAAATATACAAGAAATTATCAAAAAAGTTGGAGAGCTAATTTAAAAAAGAATGATATTGAAAAATTCAGAGAACTAAATAGGAAAAAGAAAGCACAGTTCAAAAAGAATCACCCAGAAAAATTTAGAGAAATGATGAAACTTCAGGCTAGGAGAAGACGTTCTCACAATGCCCATAGCCGAATACGACATACATTAGCTGCAAGGATGGTATCCGCTTTACAAAGACAAGATACATCTAAAAAAAGTAGCACATTTGATCTTATAGGAGAAACACCTGCGTTTCTAGTAAATTATCTCAACACAATTGCATCCAACGGACTAAAATATGGAGATAAAAATGTACAAGTAGATCACATAATTCCATGTGCATTTTTTGATCTAACAAGTGAATTAGAACAAAGAATATGTTTTAACTATAGAAATTTACAATTACTTTTAGCAAATGATAATAGGATAAAGAGTGACACTCTGCCATATAATTTAGATGAATTATATAATGAAATAGAAGGACATCATCAACGATGAGGCATCACAGAGGCTGTATAGGTTGGTTACTTTTGCGAGAGGTTAACCTATACAGCTTATTTTTATGCTTGACAAACTTTTCTACTTATGTTATATTGTATGGAGTATACTAATGCAGGTAGGAGGATTTTATGAGTAGTTACAATGAGAAATTAAAACAGGTAGGAGGATTATGAGTAGTTACAATGAGAAATTAAAACACCCTTTGTGACAGAAGAAGAGGCTAGAAATATTTCGTAGAGATAAATTTGCATGCACCGTATGTGGTAATACTGAGAGTACTTTACATGCCCATCATAAGGAGTATATGGTAGGGAAGGAGCCTTGGGAACATCCAAATGATATGATTACAACGTTGTGCGAATATTGCCATAAATTGGAACACAATATTACTACAAACATTGGCAATAAAAAGCAGAGCAAAGACATTAGATGGCAGAAAGCAAAATTAATTCTACTTGAATACCACAATTTTAAATGGAGAACTATACTTAAAGCAAGATTAAATTAAAGAGAGGAACAATTGACAGAAACAGAAAACCAAGAATTAGACTATCTGCTTGGAGAATACGAAGAGAAAATGTTTGATATTGCTACAAGGTACGCAGACTATGAAGGAGTGTGTGTTTGTGGTGATGAGACTGACCCACATTTTCGATACACACTGCACCCAGATGTAATGAGTTTATGTTTGTACGCTTTGAGGAAGGAAGATTTTGATTCATTTGAGATATTACTGTTACTAAATGATATTATGATTAGTAGCGAGCTGGAAGACAATGAGGAAGAACATACTGACAGTAGAATTGATGAGTTAACTGAAATTAATATGGAGCATTACCGCAATAACACTGATTGGAAGAATCCACTTCATGTGGAGAAATTATTAAAAAGAAATTCAAAAAGAGGAAGATGAAAATGAAAGAAGAAAGAGTTTTTAAACCAGAGATGTGGAAGGAAGGTATATTAGAACATATAACAAAGACACCGGGGGTATTACGTTATGGCACTAAAGTTGGAAAATTAAGAAAAGCAAATAAAGTTATCATTGCCAACGAAGTACTCATAGATACTCTGGAAAGAATAATAGCGGTACAAGACATACCACTTGTATTTGAAGAAAAATGTAGAGTTATAGCTCATAAGATGGTAGTCTCATTCAGAGATCACATTCACCGTTCATTGAGAATAAATACGTATGTATTTAAATATAAATTCAAATATAAATTTAAATATATGTATGAAATAAACAGCGTAACTATAGCACAAATAGCAGATAATGAATTTGCTATGGAAGTTCACTATGATTTTGCGATGAAAAGAAAGAGATCTTTCCTTGGTCTTTTTAATACAAGTATAGAAGAAAAGTTGCAGAAAATAGATGAAATTCCTGATACCACTAAACGCAGGGATAAATTAAAGAAGTACATGGATAAGTACGCAGTTTAGATATAATAAGTAAAGGAAGTACAGATGAGAAAAGTGACATTAGAAGAATTTAAAAGTTGGAATCCTACAGAAGAATTATTAGAATTTTTTATTATAAATAATTTTGATAATTTTGATTTTGATATGATTGACAACATTGGAATGGATGATGGATGGTATATTAGAGATTTGAGTGAATTGTCTAAAGTAAAAAGAAAGTTTGATGTTCATGGAAAAATAATTAGAGAGGAATACCCAGATATGGTATTTTTGAATCATTATGATAAACATGGATACATAATAGAGGAATTGGTTGCTACAAACAGATATCGTATTTTTGAGTATGATGACAAAGGCTCCTGCCGAGTTACATATCCAGAAGGATATATGATTGTCAAAGATTTATCAGAAATTTTTAGGAATAATGGGTATACTCGTTATCCTATGAAAGCTCATGTTGATACAAATAGAGTTTATGAATATGATTCTACAGGTAATATAATAAAATCTATTTACTTGCCAAAATGCACCATTACTGAATATAAAATTGAATACAATAATGGCACTATTTCTTCTATAAAAAAAGTACATAGTGGAAAAAGTATAGATTTAAACGATATAGATGAAATAAAAGAAAATACCTTACGAGAGCTTATTCTAGCAACATATAATTATAGATGCGATGAAGAGAAAGATAGGATTTCCAAAATACAAAAAGAGGATCTACAGAAGATCAATAATATCGAAGATACTGTTGTACGCAGGGAGGAACTAAAGAAATATATGAACGAACACGCCTGTTCAGAATACTGAGTAAATGGATAAACAATAACTTTCTTTCTCTTATGCTAGAACGATGGTTATGTACTATTAGGAGAAAGAAAGGTTATTATGGGAAAGAGTAAATGGAAGATAGACGAGTATGGAAGACAGTGTACTAAATGTGGAGAATATAAATTATGGGAAGAATTTGGTAAAAGTAAAAGAGGAGTACAGGGATATAAATGCCAATGTAAATCTTGTAGAAACCAAAAAAGTGCAAAAAAACGAAGGGATATAGGTATTAAAATAAGTACCAAATGGAAAATAGATGAGCATGGCAGGGAATGTGCTTGTTGTAAGAAATATAAATCGTGGGATAACTTTACTAAATCAAAATCAAGGAGAACTGGTTATTCTAGTACATGTAGAGTTTGTAATAATAAAATTCAAATGAGGAAAAGAAGAAATACTGGAGTTCAAATAAGGCATGTATATAAAATAGATGATAAAGGTAGAGAATGTACTGTTTGTGGTGTTTATAAGTTATACGATGAGTTTTCTCCAAGTAAAAAGGGTATGTATGGATACCAAAGCAAATGCAGATTCTGTGTAAATAAAATGGGAATACAACAAAGAAGAGTGGAAGGGATTATAGCAAGACCAAAATACTATATGGATACTAACGGTAGATACTGTAGTAAATGTAAACAATACAAAGTATGGAAAAATTTTAATAAAGATAATAAAGATAATAAAGGTATAAATGAATATGGGAGTATATGTAAATCATGTAAAGCAAAAAGAAGTGCACAATATCATAAACAAAATAAAGAAATTATAGCAAAGAAAGGAGCCAAATGGCGTAGAGAAAATAAAGAACACATAAAAGAACGTCAGAAGATTAGACTTCAAAATGACCCAGAGTATAAACTGACAAGAAAGCTTCGTAGTAGAGTACGTAGTGCTATAAAAGCTCAAAACACTAAAAAGTCCGGTCACACAATGAAGCTCATTGGTTGCTCTCCAAAATTCCTTATTAACCATTTTAATACTGCAGCTTCTAATGGTTTAAAATTTGGAAACAAAGACATAGAAGTGGATCACATCATTCCCTGTATATCATTTAATTTATCTGATGAATTAGAACAATACATTTGTTTTAACTGGAGAAATCAGCAATTACTAACAGCGTTTGATAATCGGTCTAAACATGATACACCTCCTGATAATGTCGAAGAATTATATAATGACATAAAAGAGCATGTCTTAAAAGACAATCCTCATTTAATTATAAATTAAAATCGCGCTCACACCTCTGAATCTACGTTCAAGTGTGAGTCTTCTATTTAAAAATTTATTTAAAAACTCCCCCACCCCGACATTCAATCACAATGTAGGGATTTTCCTATTCAAATCCTCCTCTCTAAGTACTCTATATCGTTTCTTATAAATCCGTGTGAACATATACGATATCCATGCTATACTATTAATAGGTTAAAGAAAAAAACAATTATTTTCAGTAGAAATTTTGTTCCTTTAACTATCAATTCTCAAATTCAGCAGTAGCTGGAAAATATAAAAACAATTTTTAATTCTCTTATTATTTATGAGAGACAAAATTTACAGGAGTAAATGATGGGTTATTTTGATGAAGTAGTGATGCCCTCTTTGAAAGAAGGTAGTGATGTAGGTGTCCTTAAGACAGGATTTGATGAGTATGTGTCAAAACAAAATGAGGAGTTTTCAAAAGGGTTGCGGGAAAATCGTGACACGATCTTGGATGAGAAGAAAACTTTAGCAGGACAGTATAAAGATGTTCAGGAGAAGTATGCTTTCCTAGATGGAAAGGAATTCAATGCCGAAGCATACAATAAGTTAAACTCTGATTTAGAATCTTATCAGGCAAGTGCCAACAAAAATGAGGAAGAATTCAGACAGCAGTTAACAGATCAGTATGAGAAAGGTAAGAAATCTTATGAAGAAACTATTACCCCTACAATTAATTCCCTTAACCTTAAATTAGAAGAATCTAATAATCTGAGGGATGATTACCAGACTAAGTATAAAAATTACTTAAAAGACAGTGCGCTTAGACAGTCTCTTGCCAGAATAGGTGCTGAACCAGATGAGTTCTGGTTTGAAGGTTTTAAACAATCAGCAAAAGTTGATTATGATGAAGCTGGAGGCATTAAAGGTATTTCCATTAAACATGATGGAGGATACATTCCCCGTGAAGATTGGGAAAAGATTTTTCCAACAACTGATCGTGGAAAGAAAATGATCAAAACTTTGATCAACACTGGGATGGGAGCAACTGGAAGTGGAACTGGAAAAGGTGGAGCAACTACACTCGAAGACATAAATAGTATTGAAGATGCTACTGCACGAAGAGCTGCATTAGCTAAATACATGGAAGGTAAAAGTTAATAACTTTTATTATAATAATTCAAACAAACAACGAAGGAGGCCATTATATGGCAATCGACAATTTTAAACCGACCATTTGGTCAGATCTTATTTTTATGGAGTATGATAAATCTCTTGTATTTGCTCCTCTTATGAATCGTGATTATGAAGGCGAAATTCAGGGTGGTGGAGATAAAGTAAAAATCAATGAGATCGGAGATGTGACAACTAATACTTATTCTGGTACTGTTAACTATGAAGATCCCAAAGATGCTTCTAAATTTCTTCTTATAGACCAGCAGAAATATGCTGCTGTAACTGTAGAAGATATTGATCAGGCACAGGCAAAACCTAAAGTTATGGGAAAAATTGCAAATAGAATCGGATTTTCTCTTGCAGAAGATATGGATACCTATCTTGCAACTCTAGCTGATGAAGCTGGACTTACGACTGATTTAGGTACCACAGGTACTCCTCTTTCTGTAACATCAGGGACAGTAACTAATGTTCTTTCTCAGGTTGCACAACAGATGGATGAAGCAAATAACCCACAGGGTGGCAGAATAGCTGTCGTTCCTCCTTGGTTTGGGCAGAAACTTACTTTGGCAAAAATCACAAAAGACACCAATAACAGTGAAACACTGACTACTGGTTATATTGGGACTTATTATGGCTTTGACATTTACCAGAGTAATAACATTTCTCATAGTGGGACAACTTGGTATAAACCTATGTTCTTCCTTAGAAATGATTCTATTGCATTTGCTGAACAGCTTATGAAAACAGAAGCCATGAGATCTGAAACTGCTTTTGCAGATAGACTTAGAAGCTTGGCTGTATATGGAGCCAAAGTAACAAGACCTAATTCTCTTGCAGTTGTAGTATGTGCTGCTGGAGCAGAATCTTAATAAAAGGATTTATTAATGGCAAAAGCTAAGAAAGAATCTACAGCAGAAAATAAACCTGCTGTAGAGGTTAAAGAAAAGAAGATTGAACCAAAAGTGGAGAAAGTTATTAAACCAGAAGTTCAGGAAAAGGTGGAAGAGCCTAAACTTAAAAAAGAAAAGTCTCCTTGTGATGACTGTTCTATAGTATTTGATAGTGCTCCTTGTAAAAGTTGTGTTATCTACAAACGAAAAAAATAAATGGAGGTCTTTAAATGGCTAGAAGTGCAGTAACCGTTGTAGATGTATTAAAATACAATACAGCGTATGATATTACCCCCGATGCAATCGATCTTGCAAATGATCACGAAATTGATATTTCCAATATCAAAGATGATCTTTTCATGGTTATGATTGAAAATACCAGTACTGAGGTAGGTACAGCAACATTTATTGCTAGTCCTTTTAATTCTGAAAGTGGACAGGGCGATCTTGAAGTTGCTATTGGTAATAGTGAGATTAAAGTCATTACTCTTGAATCTGCAAGATTTAAAGGTTCTGATGGATTACTACTGATTGACATGGCATCTGCAGCGTCTTTAACTGGTAGAATTTTCGCATCTGAACTACCTAAGTAAAGGAATAAAAATGGATAAAAGTGTAGTCATTCTTGGAACTGGCATGACACTTTCTAAATTTGATAAAAGCGAACACAACAGCTCTGAAATATGGGCTGTTGGTTCTGCTTTTGAATTATTAAAGAATAAGGACATTAGTATTAATAAATATTTCTGTCTGCATAAGAATGAAAAATTAGACTACGGAGATATCATCGACCAAAATAATTACCCATTACAATCGATTATTTCAAAATTCAATAGTAGGTTCTTTACAAACTCCATATCTTATATGATAGCATTTGCATTATATAATGATTTCAAAAAGATATCATTATATGGCGTAGATATGGATTCTGAAAGTGAATACGCATTTGAGCGTTCTAGTGTAATGTATTGGGTAGGATTTGCAAAAGGATTGTCTACAGAAGTTTCAATAGCCTCTGATATTGACAATCCTATTTTTTTATATGGATTTGAGGATTATAGTATCTTATTGAAGAGACTTAAAGATAGAATGGATTATTCTTTAGAAATGGCAAAAGCCTATAAAGAAATTAAAGATGAAAAAAGAGCCGATCAATTTTTAGGTCAATACAACAACAATAAATATTGGCTTAGAGAATTGAGGGGGTAATATGGCAGAAACAAATAAAACTACAAATAATATTAATAAACTATTAAATTTATTGCTTGGAACACCAAGTGCTTCTACATCATATATAAATAAATTTGGAGAACAAGTAGATGTAGATACTGCTGATACGGCAGGAGCATTAACACAAGTTATATGGCCTATAAAAAGAACAGTGCAGGATTACCCATTTATTGATTCCCCCATAGCTTTGACTATACAGTCAGATAGTGCTAATGATACAGAATTAGGGACAGGAGCAAGGACAGTAGAGGTATTTTACCATGATCTTAATGGGGAATCTCAAATGGTCATTTTGACTTTGTTAGGAGCCACACCTATGCCATTGCCAACAAATTCTTATGGTGTATTTCGTATAAAAGTAAAAACATCAGGGACATCAGAAACAAATGAAGGTACCATTACTGTTGTCAATGGTGGCACCACATATGCATTGGTATTAGTAGGAGAAGGGCAAACACAAATGGCTGTTCAGAGAGTACCAAATAACATAGTTTCTGCTACTGTGAAATATGCTAGAGTAACCTATGCCAGAACTGGAAATAACAACTTAGCTAGTTTACGATTAAAAGTGCGTACAGCAAATGGCACAAAATTAACTAAACTAAATGTCAATCTTGTATCAACTGGTTTGACTGATTTTGAAAGAGTTTATGAAATTGGTGGAATTACGTTAGAAGCAGGGGATTGGGTATACTGGGAATGCACAAGCGTTTCTGCAAATGATACTCCCATAGCAGGATATTTTGATATTATAGAAAATGTATAGGGGGATGTTATGTCAGAAACATATAAAACTACAAATAACATTGAAACACTAACAACAGCATTATCGTCCACCCAATATGCTTTACATAGTGTAATTACAGATTCCGATTCTTTTCCTTATAGTACAATAGGAGATGAGATTATAGGAATTTCTATTTCAAATAATACATCTGCTGTTATTAGTATTGTTATTACAGATATAAATGATGCAGCTATAACTATTCCCATTTCTGGAAATAAGAATTTTGAATCTACAGTTACCGAGTTAAAAAGTATAAATACAAGTGCCACATCTAGTTTTAGTATAGCATTGCTTGGGAGGATCTAATATGGGGTATACAGGCAATGGTACCGATGTCGGAACAATGATAAGATCATCCTCAACAGGGTGGCTTTCAGGTGGAGATATATCTGTAAATAGTGGTGATAACACTTTAATAGATTTAACAGCATTAGTAGGTGTGAAAGTAGATTCAACAACCGTTCCCACAATACCTACTGAAATACCAATAATTAAAGATGCAGTGGTGGGATACGATTTAACCACACATGCTCCTGCTGGAGAATTAATTGTAATTTTTTTATCAGTAGATGAAAACGGAGATATTAAAGAAGATCTTGATCCTCCAGATGCCATACGGCGTAGAGATAGGATAATAATTGGATTAGTTGCTAGAGATGATGCTGATGTGATTGTTGTCCCGGTAGATACTGCGTCAAATTTTATTCACAATCCAGTATCACAATTGCAGGATTTTCTTGAAACATGGGGTGGATTTTCAATTTCAGGAAATAAAGTTTCTGCTTATTCTAATGATTTACGAATTAAAAAGGAAGCAGGATATTATTTTAAGAATGGTTCAAATGTTAAAAATAATCCAAAAAATCCACATGTAGTACCAGCAGATGTGAGAGATCCGATATCTTTATTTAACTACAAATTATCTGATGGTACAGATATAACACTAACGGCTACTCAGATAGATCCTGATATATGGGATGATGGCACAGATACACCTGCAACAGTACCTGATGGGAAGTTTACGGTACAATTAATAACACAATTCGCCGAAGGAGTTGTAGAAGTATTCCCCGGCACAAAAGTATATCATTTGTTATCAGAAGCTAAAGCAGCCTTACCTGCAATAGATCCCGATGTACAAAAAGCTGCAGATTCAGTAGCATCAATAAATCTTGAATTTCTAATAGTTAAAAAAGGAGCTACAAACCTAAACGATGAAACACAGGCAGAATTTTTCAGCCTATCAAAACGTGGGGCATTGGGTGGAATTGGATTTCAAAATCTTAACTCTTCTGGTTTAGTATTTGATCCGGGGTTAACCGATCACGGAGATGGTTCAGTGTCAGTAGGGGCTGGTATTGTGAATCTCTACCAAACAGCAGATTTTACAGATGATTTGAAGCAGTTCTCAATTAATGAATTTCTAAGACAAACAGGAACACATACAGGAACAGATGATCAGGCAGTACTAACCGACTCCACAGCCGATTTTCCTGATCTTGTAAATATGACTATCTATAACACAACAGATGGGAGTTCTGGTTTAATAACCGCAATTACAGCAACTACAATTACAGCAACATTATCTGGTGGTACAGATAATGATTGGGATACAAATGATGCTTATACAGTCAAATTAACTGATTTAGATACAAATTATATTGTGGCAGATTATAATGGTGGAACACCTCATTTTAGAAATACTCTAAATGTATTGGAAATAAATGAAAGTAATGTAGTACCTGCATATACAATTTATAGAGATGGTAATGCATTGCATACATTAACGTGGGGACAAGTTGGTACAGGATTAGTTAATAAGCTTCATGCCAGAGTAGTATTTACAGATCGATTTGGGCATCAAACAGGATTGGCTTTAGGAGAAACAGGAACACGAACTATTACAACCACATCTGGAATAGTTTGGGTTGGTGGCACAAAGACCAGTGTACTCGGTGCGAACTCAAGCACAGATATTACAGAATTCTGGTATAATGTTTCAGGGGTTTATACTAAATCTCTTGTTACTACATATAATAATACCAACTATGATGATGGTACAGATTTACAAGATTTACTGCCCAATAGATTTGCAGTGAATTTCGTTTATCAGGGAATAGAAACTGATGATGAGCATTTATATTACGTACTAGGTGGCGATGATTTTACAATAACAGAAGCAGTAGCATCACAACCACCGGAAATTTTACCAGAAGTAATTAGAAGCCATGCAATGTTGGTAGGAAGAATTATAGTAGAAAACGGAGTTGATTTATCTGAGCAAATTAATCCCCCACTGGCATACAAAACAAAACAATTTTAAATATAGGAGTTATAAATGGGTTATAAATGTATAAACTGTAATAGAATATTTGCAGTTAAGGGGCAACTATCAAATTGCAAATGTGGAAAAGGACTATTGAATTTTGAACAGGAAACTGTCAAAAAAGAAGTGGAAAAATTAGTATCTCAGGTGGATGCTGTTGCAAAAGCAAAGAAAAAAGAGAGTAAGAAAAAGCATGATATTGAAGAGAATGACATTTGAGATATAAAAGGAATGATATATGCCAATTTTTAGTATACATTTAACTGAAAAGTTAGATAAGAAAGAAACAGAAGAAATGTATAATGCTGTTGCAAAAGTAATAGCATTACACCAGAACTGCCCTACTTCAGCAGTAAGTGGATTTATTGTCCCATTGGAATTATCCAATATAGGACAGGGAAATAAAACATGGCGGGAGATTTTAGATGAAACATAAAATTCAAAGAAAATATGCGATACCCATTGCTGGGCTAGTTTTAATATCTGTTGCTATAGCATTCACTTTTTTAAGTTCCTTTCAGATGCGAGTATTCGATAATCAGGTTATTAAATCTGGAATAGAAAAGAATATGGAGATAGAGTATGTCAGAGCAGCACAATTTCAATTAATCTCAGCAGAATTGGACCATGCTCTTGATGGTGCCGGTATTCTTGGACGTATTCAAATTGCTAAAATTGAAAAAGAGATTTTAGCATTAGACAACTTAGCTTTTCATCTTGAAACTTTTAATAATGATGGAAATAAGATTGCCAAAATATTAGATAAATACACAAGGGGGATTTTTTATGGGAAACCCTCAGATGCTAATGATCCCTTTATAATGATAGTAAATATAAATAAAGAAGCTATTATTGCAACAGACACATCTGAGAATTGTGCAGTTTTCAATGAAGATGGAACACCACAAAGAACCCGTACTTTAGATGAAGAGTATCCTATGCATGCAAATGTTCTTCTTGCGGAAACAGCTTTTCCTAGAATTGTAATGAATGATGCATGGACGTTAAAAACACCTATATTTTTTCAATTCTTAGGGGATACTCCTTTACTTTTAGAATCTTTTGATCTTGAGGGACTACGAACAAACTTCCTGTTGAATGAAGGACGTTGGGATATCACTTTTAAAAATTTGGAATTTCTTGTACCAACTTACTTGCATGGAGATAAAGATGTTTTAGGAGTTCAAAGGGTCACAAATAGAGGATATTTAAATGATGATATAAAAATTATTATCTATGTTGTAGCTTTTAAATTCTTTGATTATATTGAAGAAGATCCACGGATAATTGAATACTTAGCGAAATATGATTTCAGAGTTACAGAGATTGAAAATTATCATATTGCCGAAGTTGAACTATTAGAAGCTAATATAATTACTTATAAGCTTGCAAGTGTATTGCTGAATTTTATTATTGGACTAGCTATGCTATCACTCTATGTAATCTTAAAGGAGTGATGATATGTGGTATGATATAGCACAGACTTTTGTGCTGGCGTTTTTTGGTACGGTGGCTAGATTTTTGATGCACCGCAAATTATTTACTGGGGATTTAGTAGCCTTCCCCATTTTGATAACATTATTAATGCTTTTATTTTCTACAAAATTAGAAGGTTTTAATAGAGAAACAATGTGGGGTATTTCTGGAATTGCTGGATTTACACTTCCAACTTTTAAAAATTGGTTGGGTAATACAACTATAGCAAAATTGATTCATGCATATTTCACCGGAGCTAAAAGTGGAGCAGATAGTATGCTTGAAAAACTTGGTGAAGAATTAGAAAAGAATGAGGATTAATACTTGACAGATTTAGTATTCCATGCTATAATGATAGTATGAGTAAATAAAAATAACTTTCTTTCTCTCGATCGAGACTGGTAGTTATAAAAATTATCAGGAGAGAAAGGAAGATTATTATGAAAAAAAGTGAATGTTTAATAACAGAAGAAGGAAGGGAATGCACTTGTTGTGGTGTATTTAAAAAATGGGAAGGATACCATAAAGATAAAACTAGTTCAACTGGACATGGTACACAATGTAAAGTTTGTAAAAATAAAAAAGATGCCAAACGAAGAAGATCTCAAGGAATGAATATAAGATCAGAATATGAAGTAGACGAGCACGGTAGAGAATGTACTTGTTGTGGAGAATATAAGTTATATGCTGAATTTTATAAAGATAAAAATGGCATTAATAGCTATGACAGTAGATGTAAACTATGTACTAATACAATAAATACAGAAAAAAGAAGATTGGCAGGAATGAAACCCCTATCTGAATCAAAGATTGATGATGATGGCAGAGAATGTTCTGAGTGTGGCATTTATAAATTATGGAAAGGTTTCAACAAACAGACAACAGGCATAAATGGACATAGTAATAATTGTAGAGTATGTGCAGCAAAAAGGCATTCAGAATGGTATAAAAAGAGTACAAAGAATAAAAAGAGTCGAAGGGATATAGCACAGGAGAAATATTCAATAGATGAATATGGGCGCAAATGTACTGAATGTGGTGTGTATAAGTTCTGGGAAAATTTCTATGCTCAGAAAACTGGCATTCATGAGCATACTGCTAAATGTAAATCTAAAAAAACAAAAAGACACAAGAAATACCAAGAAGAACATAGAGAAGAGGCAAATAAACGTGATAGAGATAGACGTAAAAATGACCCAGAATACCGATTAAAGGATATACTTCGTAGAAGATTACATGACGCTCTTACTTCTCAAAATGCTAAAAAATTTGACCATACAATGGATCTCATAGGCTGTACTCCCAAGTTTCTTCTTAACCACCTGAACACAGTTGCTTCTAATGGATTGAAATTCGAAGATAAAGAAATTCAAGTAGATCATATTATTCCGTGTGCAGCATTTAATTTACAAGACGAATTAGAGCAGCTTGTTTGTTTTAATTGGAGAAATTGCCAACTATTAACGGCAACAGATAATAGTTCTAAAAATGATAAATTGCCCATTAACGCCGAAGAATTACGTAATGAAATAAAAGAGGAAGTATTAAAAGAACGCCCACATTTAGCAAATACTGTATAACTTAATGGACAATAAATGTCCGAAGGAAAGGAAATGACTATTACATTTGTTGTAGAAGATGGCACAGGATTAAGCGATGCCACTTCTTACTGTACTGTAGACGAGTTTAAACAATATTGGTTTAATAAAAATTATGACTATAACAATCTTACTGAAGATCAAATTAAACGTCTTTTAAATGATGTGACTGCCTATATTGATAATAGTTACAGAAATGGTTTCCCCGGAAAAAGGGATACCACTACACAAAGCTTGGAATGGGGACGAGAAGATGCTTATTATTTGGATGGATTTACTATTGATGATGGAACTGTCCCTCCTGAAATAAAATCGGCAGTTAATGAAATGTCGTATCTTGTTACCCAAGGAAATGATCCAGAAGCTATTATTAGTAAGTCTGGTAAAATATTAAAAGAGGCTTCTCAGGTAGATGTTATAAAGGAAAGTTTTACATATGAGGAAGGTTCTCCTATGTCACAGGATATTTATACATCAGTTGATAATATTTTGAGTAGAATCACAGGAGGCGTCAAAGATGCCTACGTTATTAAAGTAATCAGGGTCGGAGGTGAATCCGCCTAACAAGGGGAGAATAAATGGCAACAATTTTTTTGGCGAATTCGGAAATATATGTCGTTGCAAGTAATATGGATCAGGCGGTGGAAAAATACTATGAAAATAAATCCACATATCCAACTACAATGATAACATTTAAAGGTCCAGATTATACACTAACAGAATCAACGGTAGCAGCAATCACACCTGTGGTGTTACCAGCAGGAGCAGTTACGGCAGGATGTACTGTAATTCCAGATACAGTGGCATACATTAAAGAGGGGGATCAAATAACTCTTACAGCAACAGGAGCTGGAGCATATCCTACCTTCGTTAATTGGACAGACTCTGAAAGTGCAGTACTATCTACTGATAACCCTTACACTTATACCGCAACAGCATCTGATATTACAATCAATGGTAACTTTTCCGCATAATGGATATTGAAGAACTTACAAACTTGGTTAAAGAGCAAATGGAAAACAGGAATTATGAAGAAAGTATAGAATTCCTCAAGGCTGTGGGAGTTATTGATGAAGATGGTTGTTTGTCGGAGAACTTTTATTCACGAGAGGTTATTGAAGAATATAACAAAGAGGTAATTAATGGCAAAGTATAATTATGATCCAATAACTGCTAAGGCTTTAGAACTCGTGAATAAATATGGTACGGATATATATTTGTTGAAAGATAGTAGTTTATTATGGAAAAAGAAATATGATAGGGTGTTATTGAAAGAGTATTGGGAGAACACAGATACTACGGAGATAGTTTTTGTTCAGCCGGAGATGGAAGAATATCTGGGAGATGGTGTATTAACGAAGTTTAAGCAGGAAGAGATTGATGGGAAATTAATTAAGAAGACTGATACATTGATTATTGCTACTAAAATTCCAGAGCCGGAGCTAGGTGATAAAATAAGAATAGGAAGTACGGAGTACAAGTACATCAATCATGAATCTGTAATGCCTAATAATGTAGTTATCATATATAAGGTGCAGGTACGAATTTAAAAAAGTGCTTGACAGATTTAGCGAATGGGTGTATAATAAGAGGTAAGGGATGGGAAACTCTAAGAAGTTTATTGCTGATATCGAAAAATTTGGGGAAGCGGTAGAAGCGAGTTCCGAATTAGTTAAGAGAGAAGTGGCACGTAATTTATTTACCAAGATTATAGATAGAACACCTATTTGGTTCCTCCATGAAGATCCCGGAGGTACGAAAGGAGCATGGAGACCGTCAAATGGCAGACCAATAACAGCATTCATTAATCGAAAAGATCCTAGCGGTGAGGCAGTAAAAAAGATAATGGAACAAGTTATTGCACGATCCAAAGCTGGAAAATCTATATATCTAACCAATGCTTCCAAACACATATTTGTTTTAGAGGACGGGAAATTTCCGATTGGTGGGAAAGGTTCTTGGAATAGTATTACTCAGCAATTTGAAAAAAGATCTGAAGGTGGATATTCAACTCAATTAAAAGGTGCAGGAATGGTTAAGATCAGCTTATCCGAATTCGAAGAAATTGTAGCCAGAGCTGTGAGAAAATACCGAGTGAAAATATATTAAAGATAAAATAAAATAAAAAAGTACTTGACAAATAACGGATTCCGTGTTATACTTATAGGAGTGAAATAAAAAATGATTGAACTTGACATCAAAAGCGGGCTTATGGAACAATTAAATTCTTTCATTCAAGCCTACCCGATAGAAATAAAAGATACAGGCATTTCATACGATCCTGATGTGAGCACTCCATTTTTAGAAGTTTCTGTACTTTATGGCGAACCGAATCAAGTCACGTTCGGCAGTATAGCCCAGAATAGGTATAATGGTATCCTGCAAATAGATATCAATATTCCATCAGGACAGGGGGAAGGTAAGCTCAAAGAAATACTGAGAGCTATTGAGCCATTTTTTCGCAGAGGAATTTCAATAACACACACTACAGATTTATCTGAGCAAGTGGTTATACGAGTACTGAAAACTTATTTGAGTGATAACATCTATGAAAGTAAGCCAAACATGTATGCTAGGATTTTAAATATACAGTGGAGATGTGATTTGGATAATTAAAAAGTGCTTGACAGATTTAGGAAAGTGTGTTATACTTACAGTATGAAAAAATTAAATTAATAACTGTCTTCTTCTTCGTACGAAGCTGATAGTTGTAAAATTATCAGGAAGAGGGAGACAGTGTTTTATGCCAAAGAAGTTAACGTATGAGTTTGTAAAGGGGATGTTTGAGGAAGGTGGATGTGAACTTGTTTCAACGGAGTATGTAAATGATGATACCAGATTACAATACATGTGTTCATGTGGAAATCTTGAGATACAAAAAATTACATATGCAAGTTTCCGAAAAGGACGTAGATGTAAGAAATGTGGTACAGAAAGAAGAGCTTCCCTCAGACGCCATTCTTACGCTTTTATACAATCTGAATTTGAGAAAGCAGGATGTAAATTACTCTCATCAGAATATATGAATAAAGATACAATCTTAAAGTACATGTGTTCATGCGGTAATTCAGAAGTACAGAAGATTACTTATGGGGCGTTCCGAATAGGACACCGCTGTAAAAAATGTGGTATTGAAAAAATTGCTTCTTCCAGACGATTATCCTATGATTATGTTAAATCAGAATTTGAAAAAGCTGGATGCAAATTACTTTCAACAGAATACATAAATAATAGACAATATCTGAAATATTATTGTTCGTGTGGAAATCCTAAAATACAAAAGATTGTTTATAGTGCTTTTCAAAAGGGACATCGTTGCAACAAATGTGGCATCGAAAAACGTCAAGGTGAAAATAGCCACAATTGGAGTTATACTTTAACACAAGAGGAAAGGGAAACAGGTCGCAATTATCCTGAATACAAGCAATGGATAAAAGATATCTATAAACGTGATCATTACGCTTGTCAAAAATGTGGGAGCAAAAAAAGTGGGAATCTAAATGCTCATCATATTGCTGGTTATACTCAAAATAAAGATCTAAGGATAGAACTTTCAAATGGTGTAACATTATGTAAAGATTGCCACAAAGAGTTCCATAAAAAATATTCTTATACTAAGTCCACTCCAGCAGATTTTCAAGAGTTTATGCAGGAAAAGAAAGTTCCTAACTAGAGTTATTAGTATGCAAGCCAAATCTGACATAAACAATTAAATCACAAATCATAGTGCATCATTTCAGGAGAAATTATCCACTAATTATTATAAACAAAGAGACTCACAATAGATGAGAAAAGGAGATAAGAATGGCTAATGGATCAGAACGTAAAATAGTGTATAGTATTGAGGATTCACCGGGAGAATTAAACAGCCCAAACCTCTGCAAAACATTGAGGACGGTTACTGGGAGTGGTATATCTAATGATCGTACTGCGATCACAAGTAACGAGATAAGAGATGACAGACAAATAATCTTCAGCAAATTGGGTAATACGGCTCCAGCATTGACTGTGCCATTTGAATTTTCCTATGATAGCTATGATGATTTAATTGCATGTGCTATGGGGAATGTATGGACAGGAGGAATGACAGCAACAATCAACATGGACATGTCAACAGGTGGTGTTATAACAAGAAATGATGGAGGATCATGGTTAGTTGATGGTTATACAGTTGGAACTTTTGTGACTATTGAAGGTCTTGTTGTGACCGCTGAAGATGGGTCCTACGAGGTTACTGTCGTAACGGCAAATGATTTAACTGTGCAGGAAATACCTGCTGCTGGTGCAGCCACATTTACAGCCGAAGTTGGTGGTGACATCACTTTCACAGCCGGAGCTTATGGTGAGAAAATTATCACAAGTGTCTCAGATACAGTGACCGTTGTAGCTTCTACAAAGACAATAACTCTAGCCGGAACCCTCACTTGGGATGTCAATATTGAAGTCGGAGATCGATTGTATTTTAACGATTTCGTTAATGCCGGAAACAATGGTTGGAAAGAAGTAACTGGCAGAAGTGGTTTAGCATTGACCTTCGCAAATGATACACTTGTGGATGAAGTTATCAATAGTGCTTCCAGTCTTACGTTTTCAACTGCTGCTGGAATTATTACAGTAGGCACTGATCTCAAAACACTCTTCATAGAAGAGCAGTTCACAGATGCAACTGAGTTTGTGTATATACAGGGTGCAAAAGTTGATTCATTCAATCTATCCATGCAGCCGGAGGCGATTCTGACTGGAGATTTTGGGATCCAAGGTCAGAAGTATTCAGGATATTCAGGAGCAACATCTTCCGATAGTGTAGAAGCTTCAAATATAAATACTGCATTTGACAGTTTTACCGGATTTATGGATCTTGGAGGAATTGCTACCTGTGTCGTATCAGGATTCGACTTTTCCCTTGCGAATGGACTCAGCCGAGACTACGCTCTACTTGAGCAGGACGCTTGTAGAATTGGAGAAGGGAGATCCACTACAACTGCCAGCCTCTCTGGTTTCTTTATCGATTCTACGGTTGTTGATCTGTACGACAATGAAACATATTTTAAAGGTGTATTAAACTTTCAGGATGTAGACGGTAATGGGTATACTTTCGTTTTTCCAAGAATCAAACTTAATAGTCATTCCTTAGATATTCCTGAGAACAGCATTACTTTTTCAGCAGGCGCTGACATTTTGGGTGGTTCAACCGATGGACTTACTAATGTAGCAATACACAGAATTCCAGTGATAAGTTAGAATTTAAATTAGTTATTAAGTCAGGTGCACACTGGCTTCTTAATATTCTCTTGTGTGCAGTGGTGGTTTAGGGCACCACTGCTTTTTATTGCAAGAGAAAACAAAAACATAAGAGGAAATTTATGAATAAAGAATTAATTGAAGAATGGAAAGATATTGAGGGATACGAAGGAAAATACCAAATAAGTAATTATGGATATGTTAAATCCCTTGCACAAGGCAATCCAAAAAAAGTACAAGATAGGATTTTAAAATTTGGGAAAAATCACAAAGGCTATTTACGTGCAGTACTATATCAAAATGGAAAACGTAAATACATTGCTGTCCATAAATTAGTAGCACAAACATTCTTATTCGATTATGATTCTGCAAAGCAAATAGATCATAAAGATTTGAATAGATTAAATAATCGAGTAGGTAATTTGAGAATGTGTACACAGGGACAAAATCAAGGAAATTCACCTAAAATAACTAAGAAATGTTCTTCTATATTTAAAGGGGTTCGTTGGAGAAAAGACAATCGGAAGTGGAGTACACACATCACTTATGATCACAAGACTTATGTATTAGGTTGTTTTACCACGCAAATAAAAGCAGCTAAAGCCTATGATAGAAAGGCTATTGAATTATTTGGGGAGTTTGTCTACACTAATGAGAAAAATGGATTATACCAACAATATTATATATTGCTAGAAGAAGGAAAGATTGGAGCATAGATAAGATATGACTAAAAAGTAAGAGAACTGCTACTTACATGTTCTATCTATTTAAGAAAATTATAAAAGTAAATAATCAGCTTCGCTGATAAAAATAAAAAACATATGGGAGTATGAAAAATGGATTTAATGAAAATGTCGACAAAAGAGATGGCTGAAAAAGGTGTATGGCTTAGTATTTTAGATGTTAATGGTGATACAATGATTGACGAGAAGTCAGGAGAACCAGCTGCATTTTTAATAGCTGGTACAAATTCTAAAGTGTTTAAAGTACAGCAGAAAGCAACTGGCGATGCGTCACGCAAGAAAAAGAACGGACTATCCACAGCAGAATCACTACAGCATAATATGAAAATGGTTGCAACATGTGTCTTAGATTGGAAACATATTGAATGGAACAAAGAACCAATCAAATGCACACAGGAAAATGTACTGATGGTACTTTCCGAAGCTGAACCAGTATATAATCAGGTTCAGGCATTCATACAGGATGCATCAAATTTTTTAGCGAACTGACTGACCTCCTTGTTGAGGCAGTCGAAGTCGTATTACGTTTAGACTCTAAAAACGATAAAGGAATTTCTCTTCGGCAGGAATTAGGGCAGGTATGGTCAAGTCTAGGTGTTAAACCTAAAGAGCTTGAAGAACCTGCGGTTCCCATTGCAGGGGAGTTCCTATTTACAGTATTTTGGGAATTATGGAAAAGAGAAGATGGAGTATCTTGGGCATCTCTTTACTACTATCAATTGATATATAATATTGAGTTTAGTGGTGAAGAACTCTCTATTTTAAAAATGATGAGTAATCATGCTCAAATGTGGATGCACAACAAAGAGAAAAAGAAAACACAACCAAGTGCTCAAAAAGGGAAATCAAGACACGTTCCACGAAGAAGGTAGGTGAATATGGCAGATTTAGCAAAACTAACGGTCGAGGTTACAGACAAAGGCGTTTTAATTACTGCCAAGTCATTACGCAAATTAACTACAGAAGCAACAGGTGCCGGAACAGCTACAGATAAGTTAAATGCAAAAAATAAGAATTTAAATAAGACTCTGAAAGATAGTAAGAGAAGTTTATTAGATCAGTCATCTGCTTTTAAAATCGTGGGACGTGATATGTCTCGATATTTTACAATACCATTGTTGGCAGCAGCAGGAGCCAGTTTAAAATTTGGAAATGATTTTTATTCTGGATTGGCAGGTATTGAAACCCTGATACCGGATACTGCTGGAAGGATAGATGATCTGGGAGAAGCAATTAAAGATACTGCTGTTGAATCTGGAAAGAGTTTTTCGGATTTGACTGATGGTATGTATCAGGTGATATCGGCTTTTCAGGATAGTGAAGATACTATTGCACGTTATAATACAGTTGTTAAGGCTGCTGTCGCAGGTAATGCAAGTACAAGGAGTTCCTTAGAATTGTTATCTGCTGTTACAAAAGGTTATGATGATACAACAGCTTCAGCTGTAGATAGGGTTGCGGATTTAGCATTTGAAACAATAAGATTGGGGCAGACAACATTTCCAGAACTAGCTGCCTCAATACAGAAAGTAACAAGTTTATCTTCTGAATTAGGTGTGAGTCAGGAAGAATTGTTTTCAGTGTTCGCTACACTGACAGGTGTGACAGGAGATGCTGCCGAAGTATCTACACAGTATAGAGCTATACTAGCATCATTGATGCGTCCCACTGCAACTCTGGCAAAATTGTATAAGGAATTAGGAGTTGAATCAGGTAAAGGAGCTGTAGAGCAATTTGGGTTTGGACAGACAATATCTCTTATAGTAGAGACGGCGAAAAAATCAGATATACCATTGCAATCTTTTATTAGAAGGATCAACGGTATTGTAGGTGCACAGGCATTAGCAGGTGCACAGGCAGATACTTTCATTGCAAAGCTGGAAGAAATAGAAGATGCAGCCGGAGCAGCAGATAAAGCATTACATGCTGTTACTGATGGGGTTAATAGATTTGGACATGATATTAAAAAAGCCAGAGGAAATTTGGCAAATGTTGGTGTGGAGATATATGATGTAATCATACCTGCCCTTACCTCATTAGTTACAAGGATAGCAGACGTTGGACAGAAGTTTCTTGATGCAGATAGTATGACACAACAATGGTTGATAAGAATGCTTGGAGTAGTGGCAGCAACAGGACCTGTTCTGATAGCCGTTGGTTCTTTCTTGCGTTTAGTACAATTATTAAGTGTAGTAGGAATATCAGTTCAAGTAGCATTGGCAGGACTTATTGCTATATTTGCTGCCTTAGCCATAGCTGTTGCTCTATATTCTAAGCATGTTGTTGAAGCTAGAGAAGAACAAGAGGCTTTAAATGAAGGATTACAGCAATTAGCTCAAGATGCCAATTCAAGAGCCACTTCTTTGAGTACTTTATCAAAAGAATATAAAGGAATGACAGATCAACAGGAAGTAAACAGACATTTGAATGAAGAGCTTATTCGCTTATACCCAGAATTAGATGGATTGATAGATACACACATCACTAAAGTTGGTGAGTTAGAAAGTATTTTAGCAATGGCTGAAGCAAGGGAAGCATTAAAAGCAGCTCCCAATATATATGCCACACAAATAGCAGATGCAAAAGAATTTGCGGACACTATAAAATATGCAGAAGATAAGTTGGCAGAATTTAGAGCACAGAAAAAAGAACTTGTTGGTGGTTTAGATGAGGGGGAAGAGCTTACAGGATTAGCTCTTTCGAAGTTTCAAGATGCAGAAGCAGCGTTAGTTAAATTTGGGGCTTTACGTAAGGAAGCTGAGGAAGGTATTGTGGCTATCGCTGAAACAGCAGACTTAACAGCCCATGCTACAGGAATAGATGCTTATTTTACTAAGTATGGGGTAGGATTCCGTCTGTTAGCGGATATGGCTGGTGATACATCGGATGAAATAAATAAAGAATTAGCAGAAGCACCTATCTTAAGTGATGCCTCTAAAAATAAAGGATTAAAGACTTGGGAAGAATGGTTTGAAGCTATAACTGATGTTGCAATTGAAAGATTTTCTGATTTGGAAACTATTGCTGATGATGCAGGGAATACCCTTATACAAGCTATAGCAGGAACAGGAAAAGGGAAATTAGCAGGAGAAGCTTTCATGTCTGATTTGCAAGGAGCCATTGAAGATAAAAAAATGTTAGCTGATATAACAGGTATCACATTTGATATGGAAGGTGAGCTGGGAAGTATGTCTGGAGTTATAGAATCTGCGATATTAAGATTAATGGCAATCAAAAAAGAAGCTATAGCAAGTGGGAAAGCTTTTGAATGGATGGATAATAGTATTACAATATTAACAGATGGGCTAATAGATACTGAGGAAAAATTTAAAGATATTCAAAAGATAAACTTTCTAAAAACCATTAGAGATGAAATTGACGCCTTAGATGATTATAATATAGCATTAGGACAACCAACAAACTCATTTGACATGTTGGGAGATAAAGTCAAAATATACCAAGATGCTGTAAGAGATTCAATAGAACTTACAGGAGAAGATTCTGAGACTACAAAAGGATTGGTAGAAGATTTAGCTAGATTAGGAAATGCTTATGCACAAACTGCTGTAGAACAGAAAAAATTAGCAGATACAAAAAGCCCATTTGAACAAGCTAAAGAAGACATAGTGGATGTATCTGAACTTATACGAGAGGATCTATTTGATGCTTTTAGAGAGCTTGGAGATATTACAGATGGACTTGCATTAGTCCTTGCTGATATAACTATTGCAATAGCAAATATGGCAGGACAGCAAGCATTAGCAGGAATAGAGAGTTTTGGAAATGCACTAGCTATGGGAGCAGATGCAGGAGAAACATTCAGGTCTGTATTAGCAGAGATGGCTATGAGTATACTTGAAATACTTCCTATGTTATTTATACAAGCAGGACTTCAATTAATTGGTCAGGGACAAACAGCCGTAGGACTTGGATTGATAGCAGCAGGATTAAGTTCCTCCTTTATATTGGGAATCACCAAAGGTGTTCTTCAATCTGAAGAAGAAAATGCAACAGCTAATGCTAATGGAAATGCTTTTAGTGGGGGAAATATTGTTGAATTTGCCAAAGGTGGAAGCTTCACGAACTCCATTGTTGACACACCTACAATGTTTCAGTTCGGAGGTGCGTTGGGAAAACTAGGAGTTATGGGCGAAAAGTCGGCGGAAGCCATACTTCCTTTGTCCAGAACATCTTCGGGGGAATTAGGTGTAAAAACAACTGGCAGTGGAGGCTCTAATGTAGTTGTAAATATCATTAACAATTCAAATGCACAAGTTGAAACCTCAGAAAAAGAAACTCCCGATGGTAAAGAAATAGAAGTTGTAATTAGTACTGTAGTAAAACAAGGACTAGCAAATGGCAATTATGACGATCAGATGAGTTCAAGGTACGGAACAAATGTCAAAGGTATTGCTAGTTAAAGAAATAGATAGAGCATAAGTTACATTATGCTCTATATTTAAAACAAATAAAAAGGAAAGAGCTTTGGGATTTACTAAAGAAGATAAGATAGAAAGGGATGAGTTATTTAGCAGAGGTTTAAAAAAATGCAGTAAATGTAATAGGATAAAACAAACATCTGAGTTTCATAAAAGTAATAAAGAGTTTAATAATCTACGTTCCGTATGTAAAGAATGTAGAAGCACACACATTCATATTCCAATAATTGATTTGCCTAATGAGATATGGAAAGATATTAGAGGGTACAAAGGATTATATCAAATTAGTAATATGGGTAGAATCAAAAATCTTAATTATCAGAGAAGTGGAAAAGAACAATTAATGAAATTAAGAATGGATAAAAAGAATTATTTATATATTAATTTGTATAGAGAGAATAATGATATAGTTCGGTCTTTTCAAGTCCATAGATTAGTACTTATAACATTTGTTGGGAATTGTCCAGAGAATTTTGAGTGTGATCATCTTGATAGAAATCCATCCAATAATAAATTAGAAAATCTTAAATGGAAAACAAAAATAGATAACCTTAAAAATATGGGAGCACATAAAGATAGTACTAGTAAATTTAAAGGTGTGTGTTGGGATACATCCAGAAAGAAATGGTTAACTACTATAAGTATTGCTAAGAAACAATACCATTTAGGTAGATTTAATAATGAAATAAGAGCGGCAAAAGCATACGATGCAATCGCTAAAGAAAATGGATTTACAACCAATAAAATGTTAGGATTACTAAAAGGAGTTTAAAATGGCAACATCTATAGATTGGACCTCGACACTTCCGCAGGCTTATGAGAAAGGAAGCTTCTCTTCCAATTTACAAGGAAACATTCTGCGTACGGATATGGATGCAGGGCTGTCAAAAGTCAGAAGATTATATACCGCCGTCGCAGATGATTATACTGGAAATATGGTTTTTACAGGAACACAGAAAATTACTTTTGAAGCTTTTTTTAAATCTTCTTTAGGCTACGGAATTAACACTTTCAACTTCCCCTGCCCCTTCGATTCGGGAGCAACTACAGTTGAAGTACGTTTCAAGATCGATACAAAATCTTCCCCATATACAGTCTCCCCTCATGGAGAGACACAGGATTGGGTAATAAATCTTAATTTAGAGGTAGTGCCATAATGAGTAGAGATGTAAGCAGCGCTGCAAGAACGGCAATCAATGCTCCACAGACATCAGAAGTATTTTTAGTAATACTGGAAATAACACATGATGGTCTCCCTGCTCCAATTAGAGTAGTCAATAATAATGAGGCAATAGTACATGATGGTGATACTTATTTAGCCACAGCATTTAGGTTTACAATTCCTTCTCAGGAAGATGGTAAAATAACAAATAGCAGACTTATTATAGATAATGTGGATCGTGTAATTGTTGAGGCTATAAGATCTATACATACTCCTCCTAATGTATCAGCCAGTGTAATTTTAGCAAGTAATTCTGATATAATTGAAGCAGGACCATGGGAGTTTAAACTAAGAAATACTACATATAATAGGTCTACAGTTTCAGGTGAATTGGTATTTGAAAGTTATATGCGAGACAATTGTGGTACTATTAAATATAAAAATACAAGCTTTCCGGGATTATTTGGATGAGCATTGATATTAGTAAATATATTGGAATACCTTATAAAAGCAAAGGATATACTCTTGAAGGGGCAGATTGCTATGGCTTAGTCTGGTTATTTTTAAAAACAGAAATGGAAATAATATTACCAAAATTTGAAGCATATGATCCATATGAAGATAAGCAGGAAGTAGCTAGACAGATGAACTTAAATATTCCCTTACTACTAGGCGAAGAAACCAATCTTCCTGAATTTGGAGATATAGTTTTATTTAAATTTGGGGGTATTTCAAGTCATCTTGGTATTTACATGGGGAGCAATAAAGTACTTCATATTTTAAGAGGAACAAATTCTACGTGTGAATCATACATTCGTGGGAGATTAAAAGGAAGATTAGATGGAATCTACAGACTCAAAAAATAACATAAAATTAAGTATAGTACCAAATCCTTTTAAAGTAAAAAGGACTGATTTAGATGTAGAAAGGAAATCATTTAGAAATTTATTTGAAGAGCATGCCAACACTTTTTTACCTATTGAACATGCTCTTATTATAGATAAAGATATTAAAATAGAATTTAAAGATTATGATAATTTACCAGAATCAGAACATGTAATTATTAGAATGCTTCCTGCCGGAGGTTTATCCCCAACTGAAGAAATTGGAGCTGGGATGAAAGTAGGTGGGATTGCTTTACATGTATTAGGACTTCTCTTTTTTATTCTTACTGCCGGTACTGGAATAGCTATTAGTATGGCACTGATGGGGACAGGTGTAGCAATGTTTCTTTCTGGTGTAGCAATATTTAATTCAGGCGTTCCAGATCTGGCAGATAGGGAACAAACAAAACAACTGCCTTCCATTCATGGTGCTTCAAATCAAACTAGAATTGATAGCATGGTTCCTATATTATTAGGTAAACATTTATTGACTCCAGATAATGCAGCAATCCCATATACTGTTATCAGTAATAATGATATGATTTTACGGCAATTATTTTGTGCAGGTTATAATGATGTTGTAATTGATGAAAGTACAATTAAGTTAGGAAATACTCTTATCGATACACTGGATGATCCACACGGAGATGCTGTATATGATATCCAAAGAGACAGCACTTCCCCTCTATATTATCCTGAAAGAATTGTAGAAACTCAAATAGGTGCAGAAATAAAATGGGAAGAAGGAGGAGCATCACCAGAGGACATAATACGTACAACCAGTACCAATACTAATAAAATCAAAATCGCAATAAGTTGTCCCAGAGGGGTAGTTAAATACGATGATTCTGGAAATGCTAAAGAACACACTGTTGCTTTTATAGCATTTTGGAAAGGACATGATGAACCTGATGCTGCATACCAGCGTTTTGATTTAGGTGTTATTACGGGTACTAGTTCTGAAACAATTAGAAAATCATATATTAAAACTGTAGACAATATAACTCCAGCAGGAACGGAGTGGAATGCAGATAGACAATATGATATAAAATTACGGAGAGTATTCTATAATAGTACTTCTACTAAAATAGTTGATAAAATGTATTGGGATAACCTTCAATCATACACAGGTATTTTTGATGATGTCAATCCCCCTAATACACGCCCTATACTTGAAGGCATACAGGCAGAATTAACAACAATATCTATAAATGTCAGAGCAAGTAAAAACTTAACTGGGATTGTTAATAATTTAAACTTTGTAGCACAATTGCATACAAAAAAATATAGCGGATCAGGAACAGGACCAACACAATGGACAACTGTAGGAGCAACTTCAAATCCAGCATCAATGTTTTTATATGTGTTACAAAATTCACATATAAATCCTCATGCAGATAAGGTTACAGACGCTAAGATTACAGACGCTAAGATTGATTGGGAAGCATTAGAGACATGGTATACATTTTGTGACGATGTAGAACACCAATTTGAATGTAATGCTGTATTGAATGCCAACATAACAATGGAATCTATGTTGAACAGTATAGTATCTACGGGCAGAGCTACGTGGTTAACTATTGATGATTTATATACAATTGTCATTGACACATATAAAGATAATCCTGTACAGATGTTTACACCACGTAATAGTTGGGGATTCTCAGGATCAAAATTATTTGCAGATAACCCTACTATGTTGAGAATGCAATTTATTGATGCAGATACAGGATATACCCCAGCAGAAAGACCTGTATACTATGATGATATCACACCTGATGATTCTATCAGTCAGTCTGCCACATTATTTGGTGTGACAGACGCTACACATGCCGGAAAAATTGGTAAATACATGCTGGCTGTGAATAGATTACGTCCAGAAGTATATACCTTTAATGTTGATATAGAAAATATTGTATGTACAAAGGGAGATAGGGTTCTATTTTCCCACGATGCTGCTTTGTTGGGTTTGTATTATGGGCGTGTACGGGAAATTACCACAGATGCAGGGGATACTACTGGGTTTATTTCAGATGAATATCTTAATTATGAAAGTGGGAAAACTTATTCTGTCAGAATAAGAAAAGAAGATGGAACTATAATAGATGAGCCTATTGTAAATCAAGTAGCATTTACAGAAGATGTTGAGTTCATGAACCCTATAACAGGAGAAGATGTAATTCAATCTTCTGATTTATTTGTATATGGGGAAACAGGGGAAGAAACACTTGACGTAATAATTGCAGCTATATCCCCTAAAGATGACTTATCTGCTACTCTAACTTGTATAGAATATAATGAGGATATATACACCGCAGGTGCTATCATTCCAGATTATGATCCTTTAATCAGTATTGGGGCAGAAGGTGCACAGGAAGTTAATTTTGACACACTGTATGATCCTGAACAGGATATTATAGATCTAGGTGCTCAACGTGCTATCGATTCCGGTAATATAGAAAGAGCTGGCTTGGCTTTATTAGCAAGTAGACCAGATGCTTTTAGTACAAATAATAATGCATCAGAACTTTGTATAGTAGATGACGGACGTATAGTATATGTGGGTAGAGATGATTCTTTATTGTATAAGACAAGAAAAACAGATACATTTGCAGGAGAAGTGATATCTACAGTAGTAGCAAGTAACCCATATCCTGCCGGAGCAGATGTCTTAAATAATTCCAGAGTTCTTTATGTTAATTTAAATGATAATAGGATATATTTAAAAGATATTACTGACACTGCCACAGGAGCAGCTGTTACAGCAACAGCAGGATATAAGCCTACATATATAGGAGATGATGAATTTCTTTATTTGAATGAATCAGGATATCTTTACAGGGGGTTAATAACAGATTCCTTAGATGGAACAGCAGTTACTACATTCCCTATTAATGACTATGATGTCATAAGTGGGATTGAAATTGTTTATGCTAACATAGCTGATGGGAGTAAATTATATGTAAAGGACAGCACAGATGATAGTGTAGGAACAAAGATTGGAGACACCCCAGCACATAGTATTACTTATTCTGCTCTTGATGATGTTGTTTATTACATTAATTATCTGGATGATTTTAATGTATATATAAAAAATGTTACAGATATTGCAGATGATGGTGATCCAGTATACCCAACAGCATCTTCAGCATTCTCGGATAACAGTGGTAATGTAGTTTATATTTCATTATTAGATGATAGTAATATCTACAGTGGATTGGGAAGATTAGCTCTCGAAAATGGGTATTTGGAAGCTTCTCCATCAGAATTACTTATTAGTGGAGATCTTACTCTTAATAGCAAAAAAATCACTAACGTAACATCTGAGGCAATTGATCAACTTGCAAAAGGAGATAAGGTTTATCATAGTAAAATACCCTTAGATGCTTCTATAATATTCAGAGGAACCAATTATCTGGTAATGGACGCACCTGCGACAGACAGTGAAATAGGTGCTGCTATACAAGTAGTTGGAACGAGAGTTATATTGGATGCTGATAGAGTTATAATTGATGGTACAATAGTCGCTAATTTATTAGAAGCAGGTGCTATTAATTCTAAAGAAAGAACAACATTAGATACATTTAAAACAGAAATAGATTTAGATGATGGGACATATATATTTAGAAGAGACAATGGGACATATGTTTTAGATTTCGATGCTGATAGGACAGGATCAGAATTAAAGATTAATGGTACTATTTTCTTAGAAGATGGAAGTCTTGGTATAGATGGGACAGGTGTTCCTACAGCTACAGGCTTGGATAATTATTATGATAGTGTTAATCCTGCTAGTATACCCACAACACCAACACTTGACGCAGAAGGATTCTTTAAAAGCATTAAGCTTACATGGAATGTACAAAGTGATTTACAATGGCTGAAGCATTTTGAATTGCAGGTGTCCGATGATGAAGTTGATTGGTATTCTCTGCAACTTGATGGTTCTGATTGGAAAGACACACTGGATGCTCATACAATTGTATTGGAGCATCATTTCAAGCATGATGATATACCATTAGAAGCAGGTGCTATTGGGACAACATTATTTTATAGAGTTAGAAGGAGAGCGCAAAATGATAACATTAGTTCTTATTCTACCACAGCAAGTTCTGCTACAACAGGAATGGGGACAGCAGATATAGTAGCAGATGCTATTACTAATGCAAAAGTAGCTATTAATGCTATAGACACACTTGAGATAGCTGATAATGCTATAACAGCAGACAAGATTATAAGCAATGCGGTACTCACACAAAAACTATCTGTTGTTGCACGTGATTATGTTAATAATATCACTACATCAGGAGTGTTAGATAGTTGGGGAAATATAGATGAGGAAGGTGCAGGTACTCCTGTTAATCTTTCTTTATATGCAGATGGAACACAAGGAGATGTACTTAGATTAACAAATAATGGGAATGCTGGTTTACGAAGCCAATCATTTAAGATTAACCATAATAAGATTTATAAAACTACAATAATGGTGAAAAAATCTAGTACAGATGGTTTAATTTATTTTGGGTTATCGTCATTCACCACAGAAACAGGGGGACTTGACAGTACTGGTGATGCTCAAGGAACGGAGACTATAAAGAGATATGATGCCACAACTAGAGCATTTATTACATCATCTGTAAATGGGTATTTTACATCAGGTTTTGATTCTACTACTTGGATAGAAGTAACTTCGTACATTGTAGGAGCAAACAGAGATGTTAATGATTGTCCTCAAGCATCTGCTACTACAGATTATATACTGCAATTAGTGAATACTACTACAGATATAGCATTACGAATTTTGAATTGGGGGAATACATCCAGTCAAACACTTGATATTGCTTCACCTGCGGTGACAGAATCAGGAGCAGGACAGATTGTGGCAGAGAATATTGTAGCAGAAACAATTACAGCAAATAAGATAGCAACAGGAACTATAACTGGAAATGAAATAGAAGCTGGTGCTATTACAGCCACAGAGATAGATGTTGCAGATTTATTTGCAGAATCTATTACATTAAATAGTGGTGGGTATATTCAAGGTGATTATGTTGCTGGTACATCAGGATTTAGAATAAGCAGCGATGGAACTGCGGAACTTAACGAAGGTACATTCAGAGGAAAGCTTCTAGTAGAAACTACAAGTGAAACATATAATAATGTAGTAATTGAGGATGGTGCAATAAGTTTTACTGAAGGTACAACATTTGGAGGAACTGCAACAAATAAAATTTATTCTTCTGGTACATTATTTGGGGGAAGTATTATTTTAGAACTTCCTTTTCGTAGGTTATTTTTTATAGATTCCGCATTAGTAGCGCAGTTTACTCCCGAGGATGATGAAGTTTGGGATATGGGAACAACCTCAAAAAGATGGAAGGATATTTATTGTAGAGACTTGTATGCAAGTACTAATGTGACAGTTGGAAATAATCTTTATATGACATCTCGCATATACCCAACAACTTCACCTGCTGATGTGGTATATTCTAGAGATTCTGGAGTGTACCAAACAGTTCCAAGAGGAGTGTATGTATGCTCAAGACTAACCACTAATGGTGATCATATAAATTGGGAACAAGCAGGATCTGGAGTTTGGAATTCAGTAGAAAGTGGTTGTCTTTTGTCTAATGGATCAAATTTAAGATTTAAACAAACTAGTGGTGGGACAAGAATAATAAATTTAATTAGATATTAGGGAGATAGTATGGGTTTGAGTAATGAAGAATGTAGTTTAGAAACTACAATGGAATGTTTATCGAATAATGGGGTTAATATTGATTATGCAAACGTATTCAGATGGGATATGGATAAAACTGGGGGAATTACAGCAGATATATTTAAATATGGTACAAAAGAAAATAGAAATAATAATCCAGATGAGCATTTGCCTGCTATAGGTATTGGTTTTACACTACCTCCCGAAGTACGTAAAGAGATTTGGGATAAAATAGGAACTATTCTTTACCCTTATATAGAATACCATATTAATTGTCAAAAATTAATTGCAGATAAAGTTCCAGATCTAGAATTGGAATTATTAAAATTACATGAAAAATTAGGCACCATTACTGGATAATAATATACGTCCCAGAAGACAATAATTCTTCTTCTGGGATATAAAAGGAGAAATAAATGAGTGATATGATATTGCCAAATAAGCATTATATTTCCATTGACACAACGTCATCAGATCAGGTTTCAGCATTGGATGCTATAATTGGAAAACAATACATGGTTAAAAACATAGGTACAGGAGGGAATATTCTTACTGTGACATATGGTACAAAATCACAGATCTTAGCAGATGATGTTTTGTTGCAGTTTTTGTATGATGGAAGTGATTGGGCTATGAGTGATGTAACAACAGATATAATAATAAATAAAACTATCCCATCAGCAGGAGCACGTGCCATCCCTAAAGATATTACGCAGGCTTATACTAATTTAGCACAAGATCCTACAGATTTAACTACAGCGAATTGGAGCCTATCTGGTGCTACGGTTTCTGATTCTGGTGATATAATTAATGGTCAAAAATTATGGAAGTTAGAATATAATGGTAGTTCTGTAGCGAATATAGCTTGTAAGCCATTTACACCACC